CTACGCGCTGTACTCGTCCACGATCACAACACCGGACATTCCCGAACCGCTGACACCGGCCGCAGACGACGCAACATTTGACGCGCCTGCACCGCCAGCCCCAAGGGAAACCGCGTTCATGTCCGCTGCAAAGGGGTTGGTCGAAGTAGCGGGCGCGTTGTGAAAGTAGCCGCCCGACCCAAAGACCGATGCGCCGCCGGCGCCAGAAACGGGATCAGCGAACGACAGGCAATAAGCACCTTGTCCGCCTCGGTTATTGATGTCGCCACCAGTGCCCAAACCGCCCGGTGCCGTGCCAAACGGGCTGCCAGCGGGAGCGGCCGCAGGCAATGCCGCGCCACCACCACCGCCGGTGCCCTTCAACGTCGATCCGAAAGAGGAATTTCCGCCGCTATTACCATTCACCCCGGTAGCAGGAGCGCCGCCGGCACCCACGGCAATAGCAGAACCCGAAAAACCATCGGTGAGCCACTTTCGAGCATATCCTCCAGCGCCACCGCCCGCCCCTGCAGACATCTGCCCGGCTGCAGTTGCGGCAGCCCCACCGCCGCTGCCGCCACCACCCTGCACTTGAACGTCAACAGCGTTCGTTTGAGCCAAAGGCTCGAAGTTCGAGCTCGCTGCAGCAAAGGCGCTTCCATTGACCGATACCTGCAACGCGCCAGCTACGTTGACGTATACGGAGCGACGAAGCAAACGGCCCGCGCTCACGCCGGTGACAGCGTCCTGAAGTTGCTGCAACTGCACCGCATGTTCGCCTTGCGTAGCCGGAGCAACCTGTTGCGCACCGCCATCGCACGATAGAAGCACCCAGCAGAGTTCGCCCGAGTTCAGAAGCGGCCCGATGAATGAGACAACGGTCGCGATGCCACCTTCGACGATCTCGTTGCCCTGCAGTTGCTGCCCACCGAGACCGAAGATCGGCGCCGCGGCAAGTCCGTCAGGTGCGTACGTCGACTGACCGTCGTTCGTCGCGGCCGCACGGAATTTCTGGACCACGCCAGAGGTGGTCGGGAGTGCCTCCAGCGGCACAGAGTTGTTTGCGCTATACGCAGTCATGTTGCTTTCCCATAGGAAGATTTCAGTTCAGTGGCTCGCGGACGTCTGTATACGCGACGTCCCGCGAGCTGGCTCATTTCAGGAGTAAGTGGATAGTGCTGGCGTTGAACGCCTATTAGCCACCATTCGGACAGTTGTACTGATTGACCGTAAAGGTCACTAGCGGAGTGGTGCCCGTTCTCGTGATCAGGAAGTACCCGAAGCTTTGGTCGATGTTCTGCAGTTGCTTTGCCGGACCGGCCACGCCGAAAGTCACGCCCGGCTTTCCACCACCTTGCAGACCGAAGTTGTAGGTACCGTTGGAACCGGAATTCGCAACTACGCAGGTAAGCGAAAATAATCCGGTGGTCGCATCGGAAACAGTCGACAGATTCGAGCTGGTAACTTCAAACTGCGCGGCCTCGGGCGGTACGAAGTTCTGAACTGGGACCTTCGTCAAAGTGGTGGCGGTTCCTGCGGTGACCGGCTCCGGTGGTTGGGTATATTCGAACCACGCGCCGCGGAAGGTGCCGAGTGGCAACGTCGATGTCGCAGATAAAAACATCGAGCCTATGTACTGCCAGCTCTTGAATCCAGGCGGCAATTGCGGCCCGACGTCCGGCGTAGCCGTGCTGACGATGGTCGCGAGCGTCTCGCCATCGAAGATGTAGAAGTACCGCAGCCACTGGCCGGGCGTGAACGCGTCGGCCTGATCACGGCCGTTCGCCACGGGTCCCGCGGCACCGATGTCGCACGTAATCGGCGACGCCTGCGCGACGCTGTCCAGCAGCCCCGTAACCGGGTTGCGGAGTACGACGCGCATTGCGTTGAAGTCCATCTTCGTGTTCGGCGACGACACGTTGTTGCCACCGACGAGGCCGCGAATTTGTCCGATACCTTGAACCTGCTGCAGTTGGACTGCCTGCAGGCTTTGCGAAGCGGGCGCGACCTGCAATGCACCGCTTGTGCAACTGACGAGGATCCAGCAAAGCTGCCCGTCATTCAGAAGCGGTTCGACAAATGAAACGAGTGTCGCGATACCGCCTGCAACGATTTCGTCGCCTTGCAGTTGTTGACCACCAAGGCCGAAGATCGGGGCTGCGGCGAGTCCATCCGGCGCGTAGGTCGATTCGCCATCGTTGGTCGCATTGACCAGGAATTCTTGCTTTACGCCCGAGGTGGTCGGCAACGCCGACATCGGGACAGGATTGTTTGCTGTGTACGTCGTCATACTCGTGCGTTCCTTCATGAGCGATTTTGAAAGGCCACGAAATTTGCATCTGCCGTGGCACCCGTCCTTACGATCCGCGCGCGAAAAAATGGGGAGAGCACGTGCTGAAGCCGTGCGGAGAATGCGCGGATATTCGCCGCATTGTTTGCGGCCATTTCAGTCGCATGCGACGGGTATACTGTACATTCATACAGTACTTTTTGTGTGAAGAATATGCGACCGAAGCTGCCGGAATTCCCGTCGCCTACGACGGAGCAGTTGCGCGCGATCTACGCGCGGTCGGATCAGGACGTAAGGAATGTCGTGCTGGAGGTCATACGGCTTCGCCAATTGATCGTCGAGGCCGACGCCTACCGCGAGACGGTCGAGAAATGCTGGCAGGAGGAAGGGCTAGGTCAGCTGGTTGCGCTTTATCAGTTCCGGCTTTTGATGCAGACCGAACGGTCGATGATGGGGTTCATAAGCGAGTATCGTGGGAAAGAACCCAATGAAACCAGCGATGAAAGCGCCAGGCGTCCCGATAACCCGACCGATTAAAGCGTCCGACCTGATGCATGCAACGCTGCAGGTCGCGGGACTGGTACAAAATCAAATGGGATGAGTACAAGCGGAAGGAGGCATGATGCGCAAGAAACGAGGTCTGAGCGTGACACCGCTTCGCCGCGACTTGCCGGCCCATCGAGCATCGCGTCGCTACTTCGAGCGCATGCTTGAAAAGTGGCTGCGGGGATGGCTGAGATACCTGTGCCGATTGGGAAGAAGAGACGGGATAATTGACGCGCAGCGGATGCTGGCAGGGAGACGGAGATGCAATGCACCGAAGAGATGTTGAACGCGGCAGTCAAAAAAGCCGTAGCGGTTGGGCTTATCCCAAAATACGCGGCAGGCGAAGAAGTCTATCTGAAGAACTGGGATGGTGTGAAAGCGGTTGTCGAGGCTGCACTGGCGATGACGCCGTACGATGCGATTGGGCGAGAGGCTGAATTGCTCGATCGGATTCGCGAATTGGAAGCGCGATCAGATCAGGCCGCAGAGCTAATAGCGAAAGCTATGGGGATTATGAAGCCGCGCGATGCGGGATAGGGAGATGGGATGAAGGTAGCAGAACTGGAGAGGGCGTCACTGGACTATTGGGTAGCGCGAGCCTTGGGCTACAAGTCTGGCAATGATGTGCCGTCGACGCTCACGGGCGAATGGTCCGATGGCAGCGGCTTCAGAAACGCCTGGCAACCATCGAATGAATGGGGGCAAGGTGGCCCGATCATCGAGCGCGAGGGTCTAGCAATTTATCAAAACGTCGACAAATGGATTTGCCTGGTTCGCCCAGAAGCGTGGGCAGCGGGCTCACTCACTGCCGACACCGTCTTGAGCGGGCCAACGTCGCTCGTCGCTGCAATGCGCGCTTATGTGGCAAGCAAATTCGGCGATGAGATCGAAGTCGAAGATACAGCCTATCGACTGTAAAACACAAATACAGGTGATAGGCTGTTAAGCGGCTTGAGGCTGCGGCTCGACGACCGCGGCGAGCCTCTCGACGACGAGATCGATCGAGTGATCGCCGAGCGAGAAACCGCCGGGCCACGCCGCGGTGTCGATCTCCTGATAGCCCTTCGACTGCAGCCAGATCATCGGACCCGGCCGGTGCAGCCAGTCGCCAAGGCGTGGGTAGTTCATCCAGATGTCGCGGCCATTGCCGACGATCACCATGCTCGCGAGCTCGGTCGCGAACTTCGCATAGTAGGCAGCATTCGCGCCCTTCGGCGGCTCGAAGCAATGCAGCGCACCGATCTGCGTCGCCGGCAGGAACAGTGGTGTGTACGACGCGCGCCAGCCGCCGAGCGAATGCCCTTCGACGTTGAAGATCGTGCCGACCGGCACGAGTTCTTTCGCCCATTGCCAGACGTCCGTGAGGCCTTCGTACGCGCCGCGGGTCACGTATGCACCGTCGCCGACATGAACCGGACAGAGGTCCATGTCATCGAACAGATCGCCGAGTTGCCGATCGCTGAACCGCGTGCCACTGATCGACAGATAAACCGCACCGCTTGAGTCGCTCGACAGCACGGCCTGGCTGTCGTGGTCCTTCGTCTGCCCGATCCATTTATAGCCGAGCGCTTCGAATGCGGCTTTCGACTGCGCCGCATCCATGATGTATGCAGCTTGAGCCCGGCGCGCCGCGGCGAGAACGACGGCCGGGTTCATTACGCGCTCGCAGTGAACGCCGGCACCGTCGGTGCCACAGTCGGCTGACCATAGACGGCGAGCCAGTTCGACAGCGCGATCGACGCCGCGGCGAGCGCGAGGCGAATCGTTGCCTGCGTACCTGAATCGATCGGGAGCAGCGAGACGAGGCCGATAGCCTGCGGGATGACCGTGTTGACGAGGCTCTCGACGTTCGACGGGTCGAGCGTCGCCACGGCCGCACACAGCTTGCCATTGTCCTGCGCGAGCAGTGCGAGATTCGGATCACCGGGGATCGACGCACTCAGGTCGAGCAGCGTCGGTTGCACGATCGCACACGCCTTCACGACGTTCGTTTGAGCCTGCGCAGCGAGCGTCGCGAGGTTCTGTTGCTGTGCCGACGTGCAGCCAGCGAGGATAACGATAGACGCGGCAAAGCCTGCCGCGAGCAGCATGAGTTTTTTCACAGTGATTTCCTTCGATGGGTTTAGAAACGCCAGCGAGCGCTGGCTTTGACGACGGCGCCGTTATTGCCCTTCACGAAGGAAAGGCTCAGGCGAGTGGATGGCGGGATCTCGACTTTGACGATCACGCCGGGTTGAATGTCGTACTGCTTGTCGAGAACGGGCAGCACTTGAAGGTGCGTCACCAGCGTCAGCAACGCAGCGCCGATCACGACTTCGGCGCCAACTTTGCCGCGATGCGTGACGCATATTGCTGAGCGAGCCAGTGCGCGCTGACGACGATGCCGCCCGCGATCGATACCTGGTCTTGGGCGGAAAGCCCGAGGTTGAAGCGGTTGTTCACTGTCGAGATCACGGCGACAAGGCCCGCGATAACGGCGCCGGCTGTGCCGGTTGCTGCTGGAGAAGTCGGATTCATGCGTGCTCCGTAAACGAAAAAAGCCCGGCGCGCGGCCAGGCGATTGCGGACTTGATAAATGGAAAACTACGCGCTACTTTTGAAAGTGCTCGGCACCTCCCCAAGGACGAGCGATGCACGATGTTGTCCTCGCCCATTCCAAGCGGGCGAGGACTTTTTTTTGTTCATGCGTACGCCGCTTCCGCGGCATCTCTGACATTGCGCGTACAGTGGCGTGGCTTGCATGACTCGTTGGGGGGTTCGCAAGCTTCTCCATAGGCCCTGCTTGCGCTCGCACACAGGGCCGTTTTTTTAATCAAATCTCCAGCGCGCGCCGAGCGGCCGCATATAGAGCATCGCGCTCCGTCTTCCCCGCCATTGCCTTGTTGATGCGTCGCGTGATCGAGTCAAACGACTGCGCATCGGCGAGCGTGTTGCATCCGTTCGTCGACCAGAACCAGCCCGAGACAAGCGCGGCGATCGTGAGATCCGTGCGCACGCGATCCGGGTTCGTGATCAGGTCGAGATTCAGGTCGTCGCTGCACGCTTCGTAATTGCCGCGGAACGTGAGCTGCATAAAGCCCGATCCGCGAAACGACCAGCCATCACCCGACGAGCTATCGCCGTTGCCGTACTGGCTCGCGTACGCGATATTCGCGATCTTCTGTTGCCGATCGATCGGCACCATCGTTTCGCCGGCCTGACGCCCGAGCACTGCGGCAATAGCCGGCGTGATCTTGCGAAACGTCTGCGGCAGCGCGGTGATGCTGTAGTTGAACGATTCCTGCGTCTTCTGCAGGCCGCCCGATTCGTGACCGATCTGCGCGAGGAACGCGGCCATGCGCAGCGGCGTATTGATCGAGAAGCGATCGCATGTCGCCTGCAGGGGTTGAAGCATCTGCTCGGCGCGTGCCGGCGTCGCGCCGCACGCGGTCGCGATTATTGACGGTGTGACGTTCATCGTGCGAATAACTCGAAGATTTTGATCGCGATGTCGCGGCCGCCGATCACTGCTATCAGCAGGAAGTACAGGACGTATTCGATCCGCTGAAGCTTCCTGTCGGTGCGGTCCATTCGCTGCTCGCCTCGCCCCAGCGAGTCTTGAATGCCCTGGTAGCGTTCGGCGCAAACTGCCTCATGAACAGCGATACGCTGCTCGTTCTCTGCAATGTCAGATTGCATTTCGGCTTGTGTCGTCAAGGTTGCCCCGTAAACGAAGAAAGCCGCTCGAGGCGGCTGTTGGTCGATTTTGTTTAGCGCTTGACGATTAGCCCTTTTAGGGCTATCGTGCATCGCATAGGGAAACGCATTCGCGAGTCCCGTTTATCCCGAAAGGACGAAAACATGAAGCTCACATTTCGCGCGAGGCGCGTGCCTAGCTATGCCCATCTCATACACGCCACCGCCGCCACAGGGCCTAGCCGATCTCAAGAACGAACTTGGGTTCACCGGCAAGCAAATGGCGGATCTCGCCTGGCTTGCGGGCGATCAGCACTGGCGCAAGTACACCAATCCGCACAACCCGCGGCCAATGAGCGCGCATATGCTCTTCGCGATAATGGCGCAGCGCGAATTGGACGAGGCAACACTCGAGCGCATATTCGAAAGGATGCGCCGGGCCGGAGCCAGGTTCGACCGGGCGCCCGATGGCGAGTAGCAGCCGTAGCGATGACGCTCGGTTGCGCGGCCGCAGCCACCCAGGCGCGCGCGGAAAGCTGGTTTCAATTTGAGGCCGGCCTTGGTATGTCGACTGGCGTTAAAACCGATGGGCTTTGGTTCTGGCACGGGGCCGACCACAGTACGCCGGTCAATTCACCGGCTGGCCGAGTCGGCGTGCAGTTCAATATCAGCGAGCCGAACAAACATACGCCTGGAGTGCGGCTGCATGCCGCATATGGGTTTTTCGGGCACTACGACTGGCATGCGAACGCCGGATTCGACTCGGACGCGACGAAGACCTTCGGCTATAACCGTAAAACGCAGTCCTGCTACAACAACGATTGCGGCCAATACCGCTGGTTCGATTCCGTCGGCAACATGCAATTCGTCGCGCTGACGGTCGAGCCGTTCTGGAACCTCGGTGGAGGCTGGAATGCTGGCGTGGAACTCGGCCCAGCGCTCTACTTTCCCAACTGGAACACGACAGCGACCGCTCAAACGAATGGCGTGTTCGGTCCCGCGGGCACGGTGCAAAACTTCCATCACACCGTGCGCCTCGAGCTAGGCGCGCTCGGCGGCGTGTCGATCGGCAAAGGGCCAGTCACGCTGCGCGTCGAGTACCTGTACGCGCCGGTCAAGCCGATCTTCGGCGAGAACGATCCCACGCCGGCTGGTATCAGGGGAGGCGTGATGACGACGCTCAATTACACATTCTGATGCTGACGGTCATCGCGTACGCCCCAAGGTGAGCGCCCTGAACCTAGCACTAGCTTTTGCTACACTGCCGCCGTTGATAACGAGGGTATCCATGCAATACGCAAACGAAGACATCAAAAAATACGTGCAGGAACCGTTCTCCGCGGGGCGCGCAACCGGGCGACTCCTGTTCGATTTCGGGGTGATGGCTTCCGCACTCAAACAAGAGGCCCTGGAGCTTCCCATTCTCGACTTCGGTTCTGGAACAACATGGGTGTCGGAATTTTGCGCGCGCATGGGTTTTAAAACCGTCTCGTTCGACATCAACGGTGAGCTGATCGCGGCGTGCTTACGGGAGAGGATCGAGTCGGACCGTCGTATCGACTCAACGCTCCTTTCATCTCAAGCGGGTGACGGACACATGATGCCGTTTGAGACAGGCACCTTCGGCCACGTTCTCGTCTATGACACGCTGCACCACATGCACGACTATGAACGCGTGTTTTCCGAGTTTCATCGCGTGCTGGCACCCGGCGGCCGTGCGATATTCGTTGAGCCTGGCGCTCGACACAGCAAATCGCCCGACACGATCGCCTTCGTCGAATTCATGAGGGAGCGGGATCCCACATGGATCGAGCGTGATGTCGTGCTCGAGGAAATCGATGCAATAGCGCGATCTGCCGGCTTCACTGTTGGCCTGTCTATCATCCCGATGCCGCATCCATTGGCGTTTCAAACCTACAGCATGGACGATTGGCGCGGTTTTAGGAGCGGCGACGAGCTTCAACGCCTCCGCTTCACCGACCAACTTGCCGAACTTAACTACTGGGATCGGGTTATTTTCTTTGTCGAGAAGCCGAACTGAGAATTCCTTCCCGTGCTGTCAGTTCGTCGGCGCGGGGAGCAAAGATTTGATCGGCTCGGGCTGTGTGTCGTAATACGCTTTCCAGCGGGAATCTCCCGTATCAATTTCACCTTGATTCGGCCATACGTTCCCGTCCTGCGGGCTTGCAAAATACGACACCACGACTTCATCGGACGAATCTGAAAATTGGACATTGATGGTTGTCATTTTTAAATTTCGTACCCGTTGATTTGAATGGAATATGAAGCCGTGGCTGCCGCAATGCCCGTGTTGTAATAGGTCGTTTGCGGAACAGTCAACATGACATCAGAAAATGGCAAGCCATTAAAAATCGTAGGGGCTCCGCTTTGATTGTTTATCGGGGCGGCGCCGATGAGCCCAGAACTGGTAGCATACAAACTAATCGCAACCGTCGTAGCGCCTACTGTACTGCCAGCCGATAGAATCCCACTGATATATTTAGCAGCCTTGGGCACTATACCGGCGATACTCAATGCAGTGATCGTGGTGTTGTTCGATGCTGAGGTTAGCGCGGCGGCGGACACGATTTTGATTTTTCTGCCAGCCTGAACGCCAACTACAAACTGCCGACTAGCGTTCGTCGGCCACACACTAATCAGCGCACTAGCAGTGTATCCGGCAGGCATGTTCGCGCCGCTATAGACGCTCGTCGCGGCACTGGAACCTTCAGCCTGCGCAAGCAGTGCGGCAACTCCGTTCGTCAACTGGGCCGCCGCGAGGGTCTGTGACGTAGACACCGTATATGTGCCCGCCCCGCCAGTGCCGGTGCCGAGAGCCGTAATCGTTGTTCCCGGCGCAGCGCCTTGAACGTACTGACCAACCGCCAACGCTCCGGACGCCACTGAGGTAACCGTCAACGTCGTGCCGCTGATGGATCCGGTGAATGATGCGGCCAACGGGTTATAAATTGCGTACAACCCGACATAGCCGGCCGCGGGCGCAGTGCCGGTGTCCATGCCCCCCGCGCCGGTCGTACCGAGGTTGATCGTCTTGCTGACGTTTGCAAGGCAGTAGCGTAGACCGCCCAACGCCGATTCAACGATGATCTCGTCGGCCGTGAGCGTCGCCGTTGCGCTTGCGGCGACCACATTCATCGACAGATTGCGAGAATCCCCCACGACCCCCGATACCAGGTTCGTTTGAGGCTGCGCGATGAGGGCCTTGATTGCATCACGGATCTGCGTGTACGTCGTTTTGCTCGGCGTAAGTCCCGCGGCCGCAACGACGTTCACCAGTTCCGTCTGGACCATATTCAACCAGTCGGCGTCCAGAATGGTCGCCGCAACTCCGCTCGCCGGATTCCCATTTGTGAAAAAGCCTTGCGTACCTGGCGTGGCCGGCGTCGGGAGAGTCGGCGATGCTGTCGGCTGATCGGTCTGAAACATGAGCGTCCTTTATTGAAATCCGAAATTCAGATAGGTGTGCGCGGGCTTGATAGCCGTCAATTCGCACTGGAGCACTTCATTTCCCCACGATTCGAGTGGCTGGCCCGCCCCACTCTGGCCTGCAAGGAAATACGTGATCGTGTTAAGCGGTGCGGTGATCTGCCATGTGAAGAACCAGTCCTGTGTTCCCACTGGATCTCCGGCGCTTGACTGGCCTGCACGAAACGGCGCGAATTCCGTCACTGTCACGTCGTATCCGAGCGTCTTCGCATATGCAATGAAGTACGGTACGGACTGGCCTCCGCTGTTCGTGAGGCGCGCCACAACCTGCTGCTGCCTGCCTTGAAGCGTTGGCGATTCGCCGGCACACGGATCCGGAAGCCCGAGCGTTGCTTCCCATTCGGGAAGCAGCTCAACGGATGTCGCCGGAAACGCATCGACCAGCAGCTGATTATTCGATGCGGTGTGTCGCGCCCACGTCGGCGCGAGGCCTGCTATCACCTGTGCCTGTACCGCAGTCGGATCGCGCGGCCACACGAGCCCTCGCGGCATCAGCGCATGAATGACGTTGGCGAAGTCGGGTGCCTGATAGTTCGGAGCCGCCATTTAAGGGTTCCACGTGATGTTTCCGAGGACCGGAAGCTGGCCGGTCGTGCCGACGATGTTGCCGCTCGGCGACGTGATGACAAAGCCTTGCGTGCCCGAAATCGCTGCGATCGCTGTCTCGATAAGCGACAGGTCGATTGTTCCATTCGTCGCCGGCGGAACATTGCCAGTCACCGGCCCGATCGGGTTGCCGTACATCACGAACACGCCGGCGATCGCCGACTCGATCAGAGCCTTCGTCGCGTTGCTAAAGTTCGCCGTGCCACTGATCGTGAAGTTCACGACCTGCCGTATCGGCGAGCACACGTAGACAAGCGCAGTAGCCGGCCGCAACGGATAGATGAAGTTCGCGATCGTCAGCTGGTCGCCTGTCGCCGCTGTGCCGCGCCATTCGCCCGTCGCTACGCCATCCGTCCCGACCGGGAAACCGCCATTTGCCGACTCCGCGCTGTCAAGCATTGCGTACACGACAACGGTGCCGGCGCCGAAGCCGTTCGGGTTGCACCATGCGCGCGTAACGCCCGCGACCTCTTTCGCCCAGGTGATGTAGTCCGTCACCGCGCCGCCCTGCGGCGGGTTCTGGTAAGCGAACAGCATGCGCGAGCGGAGGCTATCGTCGGTTTCGATGTCCGCGCCGCCAGTGAACGCCGCAGTCACGGAGCCAGTCGACGAAACGCCGGAGATCGATGTGCCAAGCGTCATCACGGTACCGACTTCGCAATTTCCGAATGCGCCAGTCAGGCCCGTTGGATCGGCATTGGCTTCTGCATCGACCGTGACGGATGCGCCAGACGGGATGCCAAGTGACGTCGTCGTGTACTGCACACCATCGCCGCGCGTCACCAGCGTGCCGATGGGAATCTGGTTCGTGCCGGTCGCGGGGAATGTGATCTGGCCTGGCGTCTCGGCGCCAGCTTGCGTCGCTGCCTCGCGATAGATGTTCTTGAGCGCGGCCCATGCGGCGAGAAACTCGTCGGTCGCGGTAAACGGGTTCGACTGGAGCGCAACCCAGTCGGTGTAGCCGTATTGCTCATTTGCCAGACCCGCGAGCGCGCGACCAAGAACATTCAGGCTCGAGAAGCGCAGAAGCGGATCGGAACCGGCCGGGCTCACCTGCAGATCGGCGGCTACTTGCGCGCGCAGCTGCGTGAGTGTCGGGCGTGCGTACGGCATATCAGTTAATCCCCTTCCAGGCCCATGCGTACTGGCCTTTTGAAAGTAGCGTTCCAGTCGGCGACCACGCGATAATCTGCGCGCCGAGAACCCCGGTCCTGACCCACTGCGTCGTGATGTCGAACCGCGCCACGACGCTGTCGTCGATCATCCATTGCAGCGCCTCGGCCAGATAGTCGTAAGCGAGCTGCAGTGTCTGCGTCGTCTGTTTTGCCCGTTTGAGCAGCCACATGCGCGATCCGATCGGCACATCGTCATCGGCCCACCAGCCGCGCGGGTCGTTTGATCCATCAGGGATCACGTCGCCGGGCTGCGCGAGGCGATCCGAGAAAATGCTGATGAGGATCGCGGTCTCGATGTCGTTTCCGGTCGCCAGAACCGGACCGTTCATCGTCCAGTCGCCGCGGCTATTGGCTACGTCCCACGTGATAGAGATGTCAGGCATCGTGCGCAAAAAAGAAAACCCGCCGAGGCGGGTTCCATCGTTGAGCGCTTGAGCGCTATTCGGTCTGGTTTGGAACGTCAGAAATGATCGTGCTACTGCCGCCCTGCACGTTCTCAACAGGATGCTTGTGCGTGTTGTAAATGGTCCGCATCTGCGCCATCGTGTGGGCGTTCGTATTGACGTTGTCCTGAATGTCGCCAGTCGATTCGACGGTCGGCGTATCGAATTCGATGCCGCCGGGCGCCACGATCTTCAGCTTCCCGCTGAGGTTCCACGTGACGTCTTTCGCGTTGTTCACGACGACGTCTTGCCCCTTCGCATCGACCACGATGCCGCCGTCGGCTGTCAGATACACCTGCTTGCCATCCTCGCTATAAAGTATCGATTCGCCAGGCTGCAGGCCCTTTGGACGAGACGGCTGGTGATTTGTGCCCACCACCACGCCGGCAGACATTTCGCCGTCGATATGAAGGGTGATGGCGTCCGAGTCTTCGGGCGGATTCGAGGAGAATCCGAACTCCGCGACGCGAAACCGGTTATCGGGAGTCTCCAGTCCGTTCAGGGCGACTTGCATGATCTGAACGGGACCGCTGTCATTTACAAACTTGACGCGGCCGCGTCTGATGATCGCCCTGATTTTTCGGTGCGCGCGCTCAAGCGCTTCCATACTCACGAATTCACCCCGCTGACCGTATTAATGTCCGGAGCTATCGGGAAAAGCGTCACCGGCTCCGGATAGAACGCCTGCGGCGGCATGATCACGAGATCCGCTCGCGTGCCCTGCGAGTCACGCATGTACGTGACATCGGCGATAAGCCAAGTCTTGGGCGTCAGCTTCAGGCCAGGCAGATCAATATCGACAAGCGTGTTCGGCTCGTACAGTTTTTCAGCGGAATCGCGCCAGCCATCTGTCGACAGACGAACTTGCATCGATCGACCCATGCGCGCAGCCAACTCCCAATTCGCGCGTTGCTCAGCAACGGTTGAACCGCCTGCGACGTTTTCCGAGACGATTGCTCGATAACGAAGTCGCGGAACGCCCGGGTCGGTCACGTGAGCGATTAGGTTCCCGCCGTTGCCAATGTCCTGCAGCGTGTCGAGCCCCTGATAGACAGCGTCATAGTCCGAAAAGCGGCCGTCCATGCTATAGACCGCACCCGCAGAAGCGACGTTGATCCCTTCCTTGAAGCCACTTGCCGCCTTGCGGGTCCCAATTCCACTGTTTCCGGCGCCCCCGTTCGCGATAAGCAGGCTTCCGTCCGGCTGATCGTAGAGAAGCAACGCGCGATACCGGCAGATGCGCTCCAGCACGGCGTAAATCGGCTCGCCGACCATGATGTTCAACTGCGGGATAGGGTCGCCTATCACCGTACCCGCAGCGACGTTCACATCGATTCCGTAGACAGCGCAAAGCTGCTTCGCGATCTGATCGACCGTCAGATTGAGCAGTTGGCCGCCCGTCCATTTCGCCGAGCAGTCGACGAGATCCTGGCACTTGCTGCGCCCCGCGATTCTGATCGTATGCTCGCGGGCGTTGTAGCTAGGCATATATCGGTCAACGAAGCCGGTCAGTACAACATCGGACCCAAGCAGGACCTGAACGAGATCGCCCGGCTGGACGACCACGCTCGATACCTCAAAATACGGCTCGGTGAACGAAATCTCAAAGTCGGAAGGGCATCGCTCAATGCCTCTCGACACCCGAACCGACATCCAACCTGTGATGTCTCGACCGTTCGATGTGGAAAATGTCGGCGCACCTGGGGCCGGGTTTGGATTGCGCGTGCACGTCCAAACCCGCAAGGTGATGTCGTCTTCCATTTAACTCGAAAGGGCCTTAAACGTCGTTGGGCAAAATGCTGGATGAACAGGGTTGATTTGCTGCACGAGCTGGGGCTCGCGCGTCGCATCCCGATAGATACGATTCGCCAGCATCAGCGAAGGCAAAGGCGCATTGAATTCGAACGCTGCGACCGACGCGAGGTTTGCCCCTCGCAGTTGCATATCCGCCACCACGGACTGGCGTAGAGCTCTCAGCGCCATGTAGGTGTCGTCATCGCCTGCATCGCCCGCGAGATCGGATTCCGCGTCAATCAGTTGCACCGCGGATCCCAGGACAGAATTTGCATCCTGCTGGGACGACGGCTGATACGTGGTCAGCGTGATCGCCAGCTGCGCGAGCGCATATCGCCGCAGCAGTGCGGCCATCGCCAGCTGCATTGCCGTCATTGCATCGCCAATCGTGCCCGGCTGCGTGACAGGCGCAGGAGAATACTGAGCAAGACTACTCACAAGTCGAACCGCATCCGACGGCGCGGTCGCGGCAGCCGCAACCGCGGCGACATATGCCTGCGCGGCCGCACCAAGCGTTGCGGAATCGGACGGGTTTGCAGCAGCAGCCTGAAACGTCACGCCGGCAGCTTTCACCGAAGCGCGCGCCGCAGTGGCGGCAGAAAGCAGATCGGATGCCGTCGTCGTCACTGGCGCTTGCTGGTTGCTGCCGGAAATCCCGCTATTGCCACCCCCAAAGAGACGGCCAAAATTGCCCGACAGCGTCGACACGGCGCCGATAATCCGCTTCACATCATTGACCGCCGTAACGCCTATCTGATACCAGCCCACGGCCGTCGACACCGCCTGCTGCACAACGGCAGCACCTGCTGCGATGGAAGCTGCGGTGCTTTTGACGAAATCGGCCAGAGCCTGAAGGCCCGTCTTGCTGGCCGCATCGGTAACCGCGGAAGCCGTCGACGTGGTTGCGACCGGGAAAAGGCGGCCGCCGGAAACAATCAGATCGAGCCGAATCTCAAAGACAGTGCCAAGATCCTTTCTCTCGATCACCTCGCAATCGAGACAAACGACGTTCTTTATCGTCCCAAGAGTCGGATGAACGAGCGTCCACCCATCACCCAATTCGACGACCTCGAGCAGCGCGTCTCTCTGCGATTGGACACTTCCGCCGCCGGTCTTGACGTCTCCATCGATCAGGTAGCCTACGATTTCGAAATGGCGCGAACGCTTCCCGAGATCCTCGACCCAAACCTGATCCCGAAAGGGATAGTCGTGCACCGCCGTCTTACGGCCCGTCGATAGCCTGTTCGACTCGACGGCAAAGGGAACCTCGCCAAAACTCGCAGGCTGCAGCCTGTCAAAAAAATCCCCAAGGATCGAATTAGCGAGATCACCGACCGCCTTTGCGACACCTCCGATGCTGCCGGCGACGTTCACCGCATCTGTGATCAGGCTCAATCAAACCTCCTACATGCCATCGAGACGGTAGTTGACCTTTGTCGGCAAATAGCTGCCGTCATGCGTTTTCGCTTCCGGGCGAACACCGGGCGGCACGTTGTCGAACGTGATGTGCAGTGCCGCTTGCTGCATGCCAGCGACGCGTGCGTTACGCGCGCCGTCCGACGGCGCCGTGCGCGCGCCTATGCCCGCGGCAACGCCCGCATTGATCTGCTCGTCCGAATACGGCTGCTGACCATTCTCGGCACGAATCTGCCCCTTCAGGATCGACGCCACCACTTTGGAATCGCCGAGATCGGGAACGTCGTTCGCGTCGAGGCCGGTCGAACCGGCAAGCAGGCTCACGTAGTTCGCCATCTGCTGCGGCGTGTTTCCCGTACGCGCGCCGCCCGTCCACTTATCGGCGATTTGCGCGAGCGTTAGGCCCTGATAACCGCGCTCAAGGTTTTTCACCGCGGCCGTAATACCCTCTTCAGGCGACGCATACGTGCGCTGGTTGCCGTCGTGCAGCATGTTCAGCGGATTGTTGGTTCGAATTCCGAGCGGCACACCGGAAGCCGATCCACTTGCAGCTGGATTTGCGCCGGCGCCAAGCGATGCCGCGATGTCGGAATCCGACTTCCCGGCCGCACGCGCTGCAAGCGCGCGAAGGAACTGGCCGGCAGGCAGATGCGTCGATGCCGCAAGCCAGTCACCGTTGCGCACATCGTCAACACCCTGCTTGTTGTCGACGTCCGGCAGCCCGGCAAGCTTGGCAACCTGAAGTGCGCCCCACGCCGCAATACCCGCGGTGCCGAGGGTTCCGAGCGCGCCCACCGCAGCCGGCACGGTCGACGTCGTGAGTCGAACAAGCGCGGCGATCAGATTCAGCGCGCCCGAGATGGGACCGGCGAACTTGATCGCCGCAATGGCGATCGCGACGCCCTTGATTCCGCCCAGGTCATCCCACAACGCCTTTGCTTTCGCCGAGACCTCGTCCCAATCGATTTTTGACAGCCACGTCACGAAACTTTGCACCGCGGCTGCCAGCTTGTCGGCGATCTGCGCGCGGTTCTGGTCGAGCCAGCGAGAGATGCTCTTCACCACGGGATCAAGCACCGGAATCAGCGACGATCCGATCGCATTGCCAAGCCCTTCCGCCGAGCTGCGCAGATCCGTGATGTCCTCGTTGAATGCCTTTGCCTGAGCAATCTCTGCATCCGTCGGCACGAGGCCTTTCTTGTACGCACGCGCTTTGTCGGCATCCCACGTACCTTGCTGGATCATCGGCAGCAGGCTTCCCATTCCGAACGCGTTTGCCGTATCTCGCTGCGCCTCGACGGAGCGTTGACCCTGAATTGCCTTCATCAGGCGCATCTGGGTCGAGTAATAGTCGACCGTGCCGTCCTTGTTCTTCGCGATCTGCACACCCATTTTCTGCAGCAGCAGCATCGCATGCGGATCGGCGCCGTTCGCGGCAGCGCGAATCGCCATCTGCGACGAGCTCATGCTCGAATCAAATTCTGAATCGGACACGCCGGCCCGACGAGCGGCCACATGCCACGCCGCCAGACTTTGCGCGTTCATATCGAGCAGCTTTGCGTTCCTGTTGAGCGTGAAGCCGAACGCGCCGAAGCGAACCGCAAGCGCCGAAAGGCCAGCGAGCGACGCTGCGCCGCCGATCGCCGTCAGGCCCGGCACGATCTCGACGATCTTGTCGACAACCTTGCTCGCCGACGTCGCCGCGTTGCGAAAGCCCTTTTCGAGCTTGCCGAGACTGCTTTGCCCGTCGGCGCCTAGTTTGCCGAGGCGCTTTTGCGCATTGTCGATCGGCTCCGTCACCTTGCCGAGCGCCGCCTGGATTTTCTTGACGGTCGCGGTCGCCGCATCGTCGGCGCGAATGCGAATGACAAACTCTTGCGCCACGATCAGTCCTTTTTAAGCATGCGCGCAGCGTGATGCGCATAGTTGCGCACCTCGCTCCACGTCAGATTTTTCGTTTCGCTGGGTTGCCAGCGCCAGAAACGCTCGGTCAGTCGGACGATGTGCTCCCAGTCTCGTGGGAGCCCTCCGCGTTTCCCTCGGGATCGTCCTCGTCGGGCGGGCTGATGAACTCCGTCAGGTAGGACTGAGCCTTGTAGTAGTCGCGAACGCCCATCTTCGCGAGCACGGGAAGCGGCACTCCCGATACGGCCGAGACTAACGACTTCATCGCCTCGAGCGCGCCATCCTTGCTGGCCTTCTTGATGAAGGTGCTCAGTTGCTCGAGGTTCGGCTCGCGCAAAACGATTTCCGTATAAACCGTGTCGTCTCCGCCGCCGCCGAGCGTGATCGACTTCACGAGTTCGATCGTCAGCGTATCGGGCGCCGGCAAACGGCGTTTTTTCTTTTCGTCGGCCATGTCAGCTCACAGAGACGGTTTGTTCGGATACCTGCGGGCCTTCGAACTTGACGTCGAATTTCGCGTCCTCGGTGTCCACTTCCTGCACATCGGTCGCGCCCATGTTTCGCCCCGTGACGATCTTCCCGTTCGCGAGCGTCGCGACCACGGTCGCGTTGCGCATCGAATTGAATGATGCGACGGTCAGATCGCCAGCATCGCGGATCGACATGGAAATCGATCCGGTGACGGGCGTCTCTTTCCATCCGTGGAAGCCATCCTGGCCCACCAACGCCTCGCGCTTCACCGAAGACGGCGAGTATTTGAGACTGCCCTCGAGCTGGTACGTCGCGCCGTCTACGGTGATCTGCGCAACGCCGGCAATCAGATTGCTGGACATTGAATGCCCCTCCTGAAAACGAAAAAGCCGCCCGAAGGCGGCTTAGCTAAAGCGGAATGGCTGCGTTATTGCAGACGGAACTGCACTAGGGTCGCAAACGTGCGCATCTGATTCACGGGCGTACCCGGCCACAGAATATCGATGCGGTTCGGATTCACCGTGTTTTTGTTCACGACAAGCGCGGCCGAGAATGCGTCGGCGTTTTGCGTGAAGCCCGCGTCGGTACGCTCCTGATACAGCGCGATGATGTCGGCCTTGATCGTGTTCGGCGTGACCAGATTCGATCCTGCAGCCGGCTTCGAACCGTTGTCAGCCAGCTTGCAGCGCGCGTACTTCGACGTCAGCATCGCCTGCAGCGTGCGGATTTCAAGCATCAGCTGGAACATCGTCTCGACTTCCAGATAGCTGTCGTCCGCGACGCCCTGCGGGTTCGTCTGGTACGTCGTGATGATGTTCTCGGTCTGCACCGTTCCGTCCTGCTCGACGGTAAAGGTCGAGATGCCATCGAACAGCAGCGTCTCGCGCTGGTTCGACAGGAACTGGTTCGCAACCGGCGGTGCCAGTACACCTTGCAGCGGCAGATACTGAAGCGGCACGCCGGGATCAGTGCGAACGCTCACAGCGGCCTGCGCGCACAGCGCCGACGCCCAGATCCAGCTCGGCGTCGGGCTGCCGTAGAAGCCCATGATCGTCTCGTGCTGATTGTTCCGCGCGAGGCCCAGCGTCGTTTGCGCAGCGAACGTGCCGGCATACGAATAGAACGCATGGCCGTACAGTTGCTGCGTCCAGCTCCAGCGCCCGGTCTGATCGTTCAACAACTGCTTCACGGCGTCCAGCGACGTCGTATCGGTGTACGGACACGCGATGAAGTCGAATGTCATGTTGCCGAGGTTGCCGAGCGCGGTGGTCAGAGTCGGGTTTGTCGCGCCACCGGTCATCGCCGTGATCGTGCTCGCAAGCCCAACCGGCGTTGCCTCACCACCCGCAGTTCCGCGGTAGTTGTAGCGAATGTCGATTTCATTTCCGCACAGACCCTTGTTGACAGCCGTCAGCGTGACCGTGGTGGTCGCAGCCGCCGCCGTCACCGGCATACCGGGGACCGCATTGATCGCTGCGGCGACCGCCGTCGCGATTGCGCTCGTCGCCTGAGCCGCAGTGACAGGAACCGTAACCAGATTGCCGGCGATGTACAGCGAAATCGTGCCGTTCGACGTCGGCGCCGACGTGAATGCGATGGTGCCGGTCGCGGCCGTCGCCCCGGAAGCATCGGCGACCGGCAGATACCAGACCTCGCCAAAACTGTCATTGAGGCGATACGCCGAGACCATGTTCGCGAGCATCGAATTCGCGCCGCCCTGCGTCGCCGCATCGCCGACACCGCCCGAGATGATCGGAACGTTCGGCGTCGCGATGCCTGCTGCCGTGATCTGGCCGATGATCAGCGCCCGCTGATTCGCTTGCGCGGTATTCGCTTGCGAGTTGTCGAGCTCGAAGAACGCGCCCGGCAGCCGCAGATTCGCGGGAATAACCTTGAACGGTACGGTGCTCATGCCTTGTCACCTTCCTTTGCGGAAGACGCCTTCGTCGACACCAGCACGACGTCGCCGTCATTGAGAATCTTGTTCCAGAGAATGCTGTCGTCGGGCACGTCGATGCCATCAGCCGGCAGCAATTGCTTTGTCATCGGGTCCCGTACGGACAGGCCCGGCGCAGGTTTGATGCGCATTCGGCGCTCCTACGAAATGGGTGGTGGAAAATCGATTGAGAAACCAGGCTCAACGGTGCCGGGCGCCTCCTGCGCTCTCATGTCGATGCCCGCGATCGGCACGCCCGGAACCGGATAGAAATCGTCCGGGCCCTGCGTGAACTCGATCTCGATATGCATCAGCAGCTCGGCCGTCGGCATATCGCCTTCGGAACTCGTCGTGATCTCCGAATCGACCGAGGAAAACTGCTCGATGATCTGGCCGCCGTCCGGGTTGACCCACAACGCCGTGTTGTTGATCAGCGTGACCTCGATCTGGCTTTTCAACTGCTCGGCCGCGGCCAGCGCTTCAGCCGAACCCGCATCGCCGACTGCAGCAACGGCGATCGTGCGAGCGATGATCTCGACGGTCGTCGTCACCGAGAACAGCGGTGCGTTTTTGCCAAGCGAAACCTTTTTCTCGCGCGGCGCGCGCACGAGAATGCACGGGTAGGCGTTCTGGGCCGTTGGCCAGTCGAACGGCGAGAAAACAGCATTCCCCGCTGCGGTCGCGCCGGTCAGACCCTGCACGACCAGTTCCCGAATGTCAGCAGACGTCGTCATGTACGGCTCGATTTCGAGAGAAGCAGCTTCGCGCCGCCATGACTGTCGACGCGTACCTCGCGCACGAGATACGTCGCGCCGGTGCGCGGGACCTGCAGCGAATCGTTCTGAACGGGGGTCGACTGGAATTGCGAGAGCTGCACGCCGAGCACGGCTGACACCGTCGTGACGCCCGTCGTCGCGTCCTCGAACATCACTTCCTTGAGGTACGCGTCGTCGAACACGCCGTCAACAGAGAACGATCCGCCAGCCGCCGGCATGTAGGTCACCGGCTCGCCGAAGACCTCCATCAGCGGGCCGATTACCTCGGCATCCCAGTCGATCATGTCAGCCCCGCTTGATGCGCGGGCCTCCGGACGAGCCAAACGTCGGACCATCGGCCAGTTGGATGGGCGGCTTTTTCGGATCGATCAGGAAGCCACGAGCGCGCAGTCTATTGATGTCCGCCTGCGGCAAACTCACTTCCTCGCCAGCCGAAAAGCGCTTCCCATCCAGATCGAACACCGTTCGGCCGCGCGCGACCGTCGCCGCGATCAGACGCGGGGCCGGTTTTCCGCCGGCCTCCGGTTTCTGTTCGCTACTCATCAGTCGACCACCGCCGGGCAGACGTTCGCCGAGAAGCACGCGTTCACGCGGCTCGGGATCACGATCGGAGACGACTGCATCAGCAGCAGGCGTTGCGCGGGATCCTGCTCGACCCACGTTTTCGGCGCGTAGGGCAACGCTTCATAGTTGAATGCCGGGTCCATGATCTGGCCGAACGCACGCGTGCCCATCAGATTCGGACCGGACAGGATGATGTCACCGTCGGGCAGCATCGGCTGTTCGACGTTGTTGTCGTCGACGAACCAGTCGTTGTAGACCCACAGGTCATACTGGCCCCACTTGCCCTTGTACACGGCGCCCTGCTCGATCTGCGCGCCCGGGTTGATCACGTTCCCGCTCTGCGCGAGATTCGGATACTGGATCGCACCCTTCGCGAGCGGATCGGCCAGGAAGCCGGTCCATGCCGACGTCGAAAAGACGATGTCGGTCACCTTCGCACCCGACTTCTTCAGGATGATGTGCTGCCATGCTTCGATGTTCGCCGTCGGCGTCGCCGTGCCGGCCACAACGTTGGCCGGTGTCCATTGCTGACCGCCGTTGAGCGCCACGGTGAGCGCTGGATCACGGCCGAAGTCGACCACGACAGTTTCGAAGCCTTCGCCTTCGATCGTCACTGCGCCGCCGAGCAGCGCCTGAGCAGCCATCCACTCGAGACGGCGATTCAGGATGTCGATCTGATCCGTCATCTCGGCCTCGAGATTCGCCATCTCGCGCTCGATGCCTTTCAGATCGCCGCCGATGCGTTCGCCGATCATGCGGCGAACCGGCTTGCGCAGATCCGGCGCGCGCTTGTCCTTGATATACGCCGGCTTGAACTCGTTCGTCTGGTAGCGACGTTGCTCGACCAGCTTGCCCTCGACGAGCGGCGACACGAACGGCGACATCCGGCGCTTACCGACGTCGATGTCGATCGAGACTTTTTCCGAATCGGCCGTGACGATGTTCGGAAAGAATTTGTCCAGCAGAAACTGCTGCGCCAGCTTCAGGTTCGGAACGACCTGAATCAGCGTATTGGTGTCGTACAAAAATGACTGGGTCATTCCTCTTTCTCCGGTGAGATGAAAAGCGAACGCGCATAAAAAAACCCGCCGAAGCGGGTTTCATCTGATGCGCGGTTGCGGTTAGCTCGGGTCTGCTGCGGAGACCGAGGATTTGACGAAAATGCCATACGGCCGCAACGCGGTCGTCAGCGACGGAATGTCCCACGATGCGTCGAAGTGCAGCGCGTTCGCGTTCGCCTCCATCATCAGGTAAGCGCCCGTGGTGACCGGACCCGCACTTGCATCTGCATCGTCCGCCAGAATTGCGACCGGCGTCTGGCTGCCGTCGCTTGCCGATTTCACGCTCAGCTTGTACGTACCGACAGCATCGACGACGTCGAGCGTGAACTTGTCGCCCGCCGAGAATGCGGTGCCGCCCGCCGTGAGCGTGAAGCCGATGCCCTGTTGCGAGTAGGCCGTGCCGACCGTCGCGTTCGGCAGCGACGTACCTTCCGGATCGACAACCGTGAACGTCGTCGCGCCGGTCGCCGTCAGGACATACGAGCCCTGCTTAGATCCGGTCGTCGCGCTGATGCTGCCGATCGTGCCGTTGCCGGCGTTCGTGCCGGGCGTCGCGATCACATCGATCGAGCTGACAGCGCCAAGCACTGCCCCGCGCTTCAGCGCGCCGGCAGCGAGGATGATCGGCTGCGAGACAATTTTGAGGTTGCCCGCTACCAGCTGATCCGGAATGTACGTTTCGGCGTAGATGCCGGGCTGTTGGGGGTTGTCCCCAATCGTGTTGACGTTGAGCGTCATTGACGTTGCTCCTTACTGGATTGGGGATGAATTAAGCTTCGCCGCGGCGTTTTTTGCCGGCCGCGATGATCTGCTGGGCGAGATTCGGCGCGGTGGTCGCTCCGCCCGCGCCGGGGTTCGGCACTTGCGTCGTCGACATGCGATCTGCGAGGCCCGCTCGCTTCGGCGCGGAAGTCGGTGCATCGGCTTTGCTCGCGTCCAGCGCAGCGATCGCTGCCTTCGACGACATCTTGGTATCGAAGGCAAACACGCCGGCCTGACGAACCGAACCGATCTTGATGCCGTGCGCGATGATGCGTGCGCAGCGCGCGCGCTCCGATGCGCGCGCAGCCTTCTTCGCGTCGTCGGTTTCGTCGTCGCCGTCTTCCATGTCGGCATCGTCACCGTCGACGTCGTCGGCTTTTTTGGCCTTCTTCGCGTCCTCTTCCTTGCGCTCTTCTTCCTCGGCGCGCTCCTTCTCGTCGAGCTCTTCCATCCGCTTCGCGTAGTCGTCGTCGGACTCGCCGTCGCGCTGCTTGCGCTCATCGTCCTGCTCTTCTGCGCGTGCGGCGCGCGGGCCATTGCTCAACAGATGGGCGAACGGCATCGCGCCCGCAAGGGTCTTCTTCAAACTCATGAGTTTCCTCTCACAGGTGGTTTAGGCCAGCTCATCCAGCAAGGCCAGGAACGCCGCATCGGGCGCCATCACTGCATCCGCAAGCCCACGGCTCACGCCGCTTTCGCCCATGTAGCAGGCTGCCTGCGTCTCGCGGACAGCATCCGCCGCGATGTTCCGGTTTCGGGCGACTGTGCTGACGAACAGCTCACCCATGATGTCGATGTCGGCTTGCGCCGCCTCGAGCGCTTCGGGCGACAGCGGGATCTCCGGATGGAAATCCGCTTTGCGGTCGCCATACTTGATGAAGGTCACCGCGACGCCGGCGCTAGATAGCGCCTTCGACCAGTCGACATGCATCGTGATCACGCCGATCGAGCCCACACCGCCGGTGCGCGGCACGATGATGCGATCGGTTGCACTCGCGAACGCGTATGCCGCCGAATAAGCCGACTCGCTCAGAATCGACCACATCGGCTTGTCGCCGCGCAAACCGTAGACGGTGTCAACGAGATCGAAACAGCCCGCGACCTCGCCACCCGGCGAATCGATGTCGAACATGATCGCCCTGACAGCGGGATCCGCATGCGCGCGGAGAATGCTCTCGCGCAAGCCGTCATACCCGGTCATTCCTGAATAAGGCCGCAATGTGCCGAGCTTCTGCACGAGCGTTCCCTGTACGCAGATCATGGCGACGCCGGTATCGGCGACCATGGTGTAGCCGGGATCAACAACCTGACCGGGTCTCGTCGACTCGTAGTAATCTCCATCCCAGTCGTCGTACGCCATAGGGCGAATCGGCGATCCGTCAATACGCATCATCTGCGTGACGCCGAGGCGCTCGGCGAGTGCCGCCATGATCACCTCGGCCTTGTCCTGCCGAATCGCCAGCGGAACGTTGAACAGACGCTGCGCCAGATGTGCAAACCGCATTTATTCTTCCTCCGGAGGTTTGCTGGCTTCCTTGGCGCCCATGCCAGACAATGAGGATGGCACGGGAAGCCCAAGGCGTTTGTAACGCTCCACGACGATCGCATTGCGCTCAGCGATTTCGCGCCAGTCAGTGCCAGACGTTTCTGCCGCCTCATCCTCGACAGACGAAAGACCCTCCGCGATACCGAGTGCGGCGCCTTGGCGCTCTTTCACAACGTCGACGAGCCCGCGGCCCGGCCCCATCCATTTGGCACGCGCGTACGCAGCGCGCGCTTCGATGAAGTCTGGAACTGTTCCACTCGGCATCTCGTAGTCGTCGACCTCCATCGACTCCTCAAGCCACGAAACATAGATGCGTTGCGCGAACCCGGAAGCGAATCCGATGCGACGGCGCCCGAAGGTTTTCCACGCCTCGAGCATCGCTGAGCGATACGCCGAATAATTGACCTCGGCCCAGTTTTGGCTGATCTGCTGAGCAGCCAAACCTGTTGCGGCCGAGAAGTTCCTCAGCATCGCGCTTTCGAACGCCGCGAAGTTGCTGCTCGGCCGGTTCGGCGCGAGCGAGCCGATCGTTTCGCCAGGGTAAAGGTGCGTCATTCCCACATCGCCGAGACGCGTGCCGCGCTCCTTGTGGAATGACGACCGTTCGCTCTGGTATGCGCTCACCTTGTTCGATCCGGCAAGTGCCTCCTCGACCAGTTCACCATCGAACGGGCTCTGGATATACGCCGCAAAGAAAGCGTTCACGATCGCCGCATCGAGCTCGGTTCGATCGTATTTCGCGAGCATCTTGAAGCGTGCGAGCACAGGCGTTAGAAAGCCAATGCCGCGATGCTGCGACGCGCGGTCGTGGTCATAGCTGTGCACAATGATCGGGCGACCCCAATCGGTCTCGCGCGGGATGCGATCCCAGTGCTGCGCCTTGGCCGCGCTGAACCAGTCGCCCTGATGCGCGCGGCGAATCCAGTACGCGGTCGGCACGCCGAACTCGTCGACCTCAACACCACCGCGCATAGCCTGCTGATCGAATTGCAACTGAGGATTCGACAGCCGGTCCGGGTCGATGATCTGCACAGCGGTCGCATATCGTGCGCGACCCACTCCGACACGATTCGGAATCCAGTGCATCATCGCGAGGCAATCGCCATCGATAACCTGATGGCGAAATGCGAGCTGAAAGATTTGCGGGATCGTGAGCATTCGCTCCGAGTCGCAATAGAACCCGGTGTCATGCGCCCACGCGCGCCAGTTCGCCTCGATCTGCTGACCGAACTCATCGGCCCAAACGTGATCGAATTTCTTGTTCCCCGTGATGGCCTGCAGAGCCATGTAATCAGGCTTCGCAATCGGCCGGAAATCAGGGCCGATCACGTTGTCTACCGACCGCATCACCGCAGCGGTCGCCCACCCGTCGTTCCTGATAAGGTCCCGCGCGCGCGCCGTGAGGCGCGGCTGGTACATGTTGATCTCACCGTCGGGAGACCACAGGTACGGCATCCAGTCTTCGGTATGCGGGCTGTACAGGTCGACGGCGTCGTACGGCGCGCCGCTATAACCTGTCAGCATGGACGCGCGTCCCCGCTGCGGTGGCAACGGCTTACCGTCCGCACCAAGGATTTGCACCGGATTGTCCATTAGCGATAGATGAATCTGATTTGTCGTCGGGCGCGGCGAATGATGCCGAGCTTCTGTTGGAGAAGGGAGATCGCCCCGTCGAGCAATCCCAGATCGGTCGCGCGGTATGTGACCGACTTAGTTCCGTCGCCCTGCGCATAACTTGCTGTTGCAACCTGCTTGCCGGCAATCAACTGGTCGTAGGCGCTCAGCAGTGCCGTCAGTTGCGCCTGCAGGTCTGCCCTGCTGCGTCCGTCATAGGCACCCATTCTTTCTCCACTACGCTAATTGACTCGTTCTCGACTTCGCCCCCGATGCATTGCCGATGACTTTCACCGACGGCCCGCGCGCTGAGGGAACCGCGATCGGCGCCTCCGGTGCAGCCTCGATCGGTGTCGGGACCGGCGCGATGTACGGCAACGCGGTATGTGCAGCTTTCACCTCGTCAGCCGTGTGATTCAGCTTGAGTCCGAGGTGCGTCAGACCGCACAGCGCCGCATAGCCATAGACGCGGCAGTCCAGCGCCTCGTTTGCGCGGCCGGGCGGAAGATCCCATACGCGATACTTCTGGCCGCCCGTGACTTTCACGAGCACGCGCTCCGACGTGAGCTGCGCGAAATAGTTGATGTCGCGGTCAGTCGGGAAGTGCATGTAGCCGGGACCCGGCGAGTCTTTATGCAACCGCTCGCGGATGACATCCTTAGCCGCGTTGACGCCGAGAATCACCGGCCGGAACGATGACTTGTTACGACGACTCGGTTTCTTCGTCGGCCAAACCGGGTTTCGCTTGCCAGCTATCGCAGATTCACCCTTGATCGCCCACACGCGGCGGCCAAGACGCTCTTTCGAAAAGTCGTAGACCTTCTGCGTATGGTGACCCCCTGAGTCGATGCAGACCGCCATCGCTTCGAATCCCCGGCCGTCCGCTCGATACCAGATGCGCTTGAGAAGCTCATCCAGGCGATTCCATGGATCGGGCGTTTCCATGTCGCCCTCGATCACCTCGTGTGCAATCGACCAGCTTTCTTCGTTGCGTCCCCAACCGATGACCTCGACCTCGAATCGATAATCCTGCGTATCGACGCCAACGGTAACCACGGCGACGCCGTCGGGCACCTCAGCCGGCCACACCTCGCAACGCGAAACAAGCTTGTCTTCGCTCAGTGCCCGGTCGCCGCGATCCTCGTATGTCTCACCGAGCACCAGGTTGACGAACGTCTGCCGCTGAAGCGGGTCGTCTTTAACATCAAGCCATTCCGCTACGAGGTTTCGCCATGATGCGTTCGGGAACAGGCTATAGCCGGCCCAGATATGGAAGCCCGCATGCCCGCTGAACGGCTTCGTCGCGCGCCACTCTCCGCGCGCGACCATATCGGGCTTGTCTACGTCGTGGATGATGCAACCGTTGTGACGGCACACGTAATAGACGGTATCCGGCAATCCTTTGCCGTTCTCATCCTTATCCCACTTCATTCCGTGCGGGGTATCCGGACCGCCCCACTCGAGCACCTGAGGCTCACCGCAATGCGGGCACGGCACGTAATAGCGCCGCTGGTCGCTTCGCTCGTAACTCTTCTCGATCCGACTGAAACCCTTCACCGTCGGCGTGCTGCCGAGAATGATCTTGCGGTTCCAGAATGACTCCGTCCGCTTGATACCCAGCTTGATCTGGTCGCCTTCCTTGCCGGCGCCCTGAACCGGATAACCGTCGATCTCATCGAACGCGACGATGCGCGCCGTGATGCGGCGGAAGCCGCCAGGGCTATTTGCCCCGACGAACGAAATAGACGAGCCGTTCCGGAAAACTCGCTTCAGGATCTTCTGCTTCGAATCCTTCTTCTTCAGGTCGCCGACGATCTCCGCGACCGCGGGCGTGTCCCGCAGCATCGGCTCGATCTCGGTCGTGCTGTAGTCTTCAGCATCCTCGACGCGCGGCTGAACGATCAGCATCGGCGCCGGGTCCTGATGGATGTGGTAGCCGGCGACGTGATCGAGGATCTTCGTATAGCCAACTCGCGCCGATTTCTGAACGGAGATCATCTCGACCGTCGGGTCGGTGACCGCATCCATGATCCCGTTTTGATACGGGAACGCGCGAAAGCGCCCTGTCTGGGCGCTCGTCTCGCGCGAGAGCACTGCGTACTTATTGGCCCATTGGCTAAGCGTCAGCTTCGGCGGCGGTTGAATATTGCGCCGGCGCGCAGCAAGCAGTTCGCGTTTGAGCGCTTCATACCCGGTTGCATATCGCCGCGCGTCAGCGTGCGACTCCATCCCGGGTCAGCTCCTCGAGCGCTTCAACGATGATCTCTTGCAGGGCGTCCTGAACTTCGACGACTGTTTTCAACATATGGATGCGCGGAGCGTGCTCTGCCGGAATGGCGATCAGCTTCGTGCGCACCTTGGCATATTCTTCGCCGACCACCTTCGCGACATCTGCGACGGCGACAACGAGGCCCGCATCGCGGTCATACTCGAGCTGCGCCTGCAGCGCGAGATAGTTCTCCTTCACGCGACGGGCTTCATCAAAATTCATCTCGGCGCCGGTTGCCGCCAGAACGCGGCCCGCAGCATCCTCGGAAGTCTCGCCGTCGCGGATTGTTACCTCCGCGTCGCGTCGGGTAACGCGCTTTCTGGCCGGCGCAGGCTTGTTACCCTGGCTGTTACCCCCTGCACTTTGGGTAACAGTTTCAGCGCCGTCTCTGCGATATTTTTTTAGCTTCGCATTCGATGCCTCGACATCGACCTCATCGCCCGCAAACACAAGCCAGCCGCGCTCCTTCCACTTCGTGACGGTCTTCCGACTGACACCGTGAAGCGCTGCGAACTCGCTCTGTTTCATGGACGGTTTTGTTACCTGTTACCCAAATTTGAAAAGTTCATAGCTAGACGAAACTCGCGGGTCTTCGTCTCCGCCCTACAGGCCCCTCCTGAAGGGGACCCGTAAGGATTCGAAGCCCGCGCGCGCATCACTTCTTGCTCGCGATGAAGGCGAGTTCGTGCGCCAGGATCTGCGGAAACTTCTGCCTGATCTTCGTCATAATCGCCTTCTGCACAGCGTCGTTCGCGAGCGACTGAGGTATCGATGGTCCGTACAGCTCTTTGATAGGCAAGCCCGTACGAACGGTCTTGCCATTTCGCATCACCTTTTTGTGCTGCTTGCCGGTTCGCTCAAACACTCCTCTGTGACCGTTCTGCATCGTTGCAATAAACGAGTGACGAAGAATCGTTCGACCAGCCTTGACTTGCACGCTGACGCCGCTCTTGCCTTGGCGCGCGCCATAATTGATCAGCGCTATCGGACGTCCAGTCGCTTTTAGCACTGCAACGAGATTGCCACGCGACGCACGCTGTATCGCAAATGAGCCCTTGATCGCGCTTGCCTTGATGTTGTAGCCAGCCGCACGAACCTCTTGAGAAGCGGTAGTGCGCGCTTGTTGCGCTGTCTTGTTCAGCGCTCTTACCACTGCCTTTTGCTGCTCGCCAACATAGCGCGTGAGACTGGCAGTAACGCCTTTCACATCAGCGCGAACATTAAGCTTAAGCATCGGCGGAATAGAAAGCGCTCGGCGAGAAACCGAGCGAACCGGCGACTCTCGGCACCGGAGGAGACATCAGGTCGAGCTTGTCGAGCGGATCGCAACACTGCGCGCGCCCTTGCAACAATCGCGCACACCACCAGCAGCGAGGTCCCATCGAAAGCTCCAAAAGCAAAAAACCCGCTGTCTCTCGACTCGCGGGTTCTCAGGAGGCAGTGATTCAGCCTATCTATTAAGGTCGTATTTTAGGGCTAAGTGTTCAATCCACGCACGCACTATTTTGTTCAACTGAAATTGAACACTTTTCAGCCACGAAGGATTCATGCACTTTCTTGATCGAGCGACTCAGCGTGTTGGCTCTCTCAGAGAATCGACGCGCGCGGTTATATACGGTGCCACGCGCGCATTGCTGCTCATGCGCCATAGCTTTGATGTTTGCGCGATACCAGTAGATACCGAGGAAGCATGCCGCCTCACCATTGAACTCCGCATTCTCGCAAAGGGCATGCACTGCCATATTGAAGAACGGCATGTCTGGAATGAGCGCCGCATCGAGCTCGCCATAGGAAGGCCGCGACGGCGGCTGGAGGCGAGCTAAAACGCTTGACCTGACCGGCGGCGCGAACAGTCGGCGCGTCCAGCACCACGACACCCAGTCATTGGCTTGGTCGTCGGCCGCGTTGCTCGCGCGACGCCCCATCTCTTGATCTTGGCTCATCTTAGTCCCCACGCGTTAGCGGTAAGTCGAATCTATTGCTGCACGGTTTTTATTCGCCTGAGTCATGGCAACACCGCGAACGGGATGCCCCAATGCATGAACCAGTCGATCAATGCATCGCGGAGCGTCGACTCACGGGGGAATGGGAACTGAACCTGAAGGCGCGTCGCCGGCTCGCGGCCGTGAATCTTCTCGATCTCGCCGCACAATGGGCAGCCGTCCAACGCGACGATCTGGGCTTTCGTCGGCTCGTCGACGTGTTGTTTGCTCGTGCGCGCCAGTTCTGTCGGCACGTCTGCCCATTGGATATATGCGTGTGCGCTCATGCGTTGACTCCATAGCGTTTTTGCACCGCAAGGGCCTTCTCGCATGCCTTGCAGCGCGGATAGTTGCCGGGAAGATGGATTTCGCGATCAACGGCATCGACGCGGCCACACAGTGTTTGCCTGTTGCCGGCGCCATCGACATCACCGAGGAAGTAATGCGCGCGCCCCTGCCGGAAAATCTTCATGGCCCACTGCGGAAAGCCGCGGCCCTGCGCGTTTTCACCGCCCACGAAGCCCTCACGGATGACGCCATCGACGAAAATGACCGGCTGCATTTCGCCGGGCACGATGGGTGTTAGCCTGACGACTCCTTTCATGCACCCTCCAGTAGCAATTCGAGCCGTCCGCTCGAGATGAAATCGGCAACGGCCGGCTGCTCGATCTGCGTGTCGATATGCAGCCAGCACAGGCCATCGCAGACGCGGTTTTTGTCGGCGTGCCGCACGAAGCGTCGAAGATCCTCGCCCACGTATACGAGCGCTTGCACGAGCTTGCCGTCGAAACGCCCCTGATACGTGACGCGCCGCAGAGCGATTGCGCGGGCCTTGAATCGATACGGCTCGACGCGCGTCGCCGGCTTCTGGCCGGGCGCGGTGATAGCCGGTTTAAGCGTGACGTCGATCTCGATCACTTTTCACCCCATTCACGATCGCCGCTCGCAATGAACGGCGGCAACGATTTACCGTTGTCTTTCACGCGCGCTATGCACCATACGTGGTCGTCATCGCTAAGACGGCGCTCGCGGCGCAGATAGTCTTGAAACTGCGGTGGCACATACGCGCGCGCCATGACATAGTCGTCTAGCAGTGCGCCCTTGAACTCCACGCGTCGCAATCCGTCAACGGTCGTCTCAACCTGCTCCTCGATCGGACCGACTCCCATGCGGCCATTAAGCGTGAACACGCCAAACGATGACATTTCGACTAGAAGGCGAATAGGCTTCATGCGCGCCGTTTAGTACGAGGTGGGCTTGGCGACGGCGCGAACGGCGTACATGATCCCAGTGCGGAATGCACCATCCGCATACCGTAGCCAGTACGACGGATCATCAGCCTCGGTTTCTACTGAGGCAATCTTGCCCTCAACCATCGTCTGCTCTTCGCCCGGCGCCAACGCCGGAATCAGGGGAAGCGGCGGAATCGCGACGGAAGCGATCTTAGCGACGAGCTGGCGAAGCTCTTCGCCCTTTGCCTTGATTTCATTCATGAGGTCGATCTCTTGCTGCGACAGATCGCGATAGCCCGTGATTTGCTTGTGCTGGTTTTCCATGTTTCATTGCTCCGGTTGGTTGAGTTGAATTCCCATCTTTCGCGCGCGCACGGGCTCCCATAGCTCATATGCGCGATCCCACACATCAAACTTGACCTGCTTCGGCGTGCCGACCCGGTTCTGATCGATCCATGCATGGCACGGCCCGCAGCCCGGCACGGTGAATTCGTTGTCTGCCTTGCGCGCACCGGCCTTACCGTGGCGAGCCTGATTCGAGTGGCAGTCGACAACCGATTCATGCGCCCAGCCGATCGAGCAGCAGACGCCCGGCACGCGCAAGTAGCACTCTTCGCCGCGGCATGCGTCGATGAACCGCTTGCCCTCGGCGTTCGTCGGCCGTTTCGGCCTGTTCTTCATCCGCGAGCGCCGCAGCGATGTATCCGGCAGCGGCGCGTTTTTGCGTGACCATGACCCGCTAAGCATTTGCTTTGCGCGAGGCTTGAATGCCGAACGCACCAGCTGGGACGATCCGCGCCCCATCGGCGTTTTTTGTTTGAGCGGTGCCGACCGTTTCACAGTGCGTCGCCATCCAACGTTCGAATCTCGACAGGGGCGCCGCTCGCGTCAATCAAACTCTGCCGTCCAGCGCGCCATGCCTCGAAGCCAAACTCAGCGCAGATTCGCGGCAGCCGGTAGCGGTTGAAGTTTTCTTCAACCCACGCGTCGTATTCTTCGCGCTCGGTCATGCGCCCACCTGTTGCATTGCTACTGCGAACGGATTGACGCGCCCCTCGCGAACCATGCGTCGGTCGCGCGCGCGTTTATTCGCTTGTGCATCTGTCGTCGGCACGGGCCTCTCAGCGTCCGGACCGGACCCGAGTTCCCACAGCCCGCAATAGCGCCCAAAGGTCGAAAGACGAACCCACTCGCCGACACGAAAGGTACGGCCTCGAGCGTTGTCCAAAGCCGTATGCGTCGCTTTATGCGTCGCGCCGACGATTTCCGCCAATTGGGCAGATGAGCGGCGCTTTCCGTCCTCCAGCACGACTTCGCATGCTTTGGCGATCCACGAATAGCCGACTCGGCCGCGACGCTTCACCCTCCCCGCGATACCGATGCGAATCGCCTCGGACTTGGCTGCCAGATACCCGCGCTGCGGCAATAAACGCGCTACTGCGGACTTGCATGATTCATCGCCGCGCCAGATTCGCTTCAGGATTCGAATCTCATCAGCGGACCAGCTAGAGTCGCCACTAAGCGCAATGCCAACGCGACACGCGTGAGTGCATGCAGCGCGCTCCGTTCTGCCGGGCAGGCGATGCATCTGCGACGCAAGCGTGACGCTGCTTTCCGAAATCTCTTTGAGCACAGTCTCTTCGGCCGGCGACCAGCGACGTGCGCCCATTACTTGACCTCAACGATTTCAATTCCGTGCAGCGCCTTCATGAGCTGACGCTTGATGCTATACATGGCCGTTCGCATTCCCTTCACGTCCTCGACCACGAGCGCGCCAGAGGCGTCCTTGTAGACGAAATCAGCGATGTACTTGCGCGCCGGGCGCTTGCGGCCGCCGACGATCGCGGCCGGCACGACTTCGAACGGCACCTGAATTTGCAGATCCGTGATTTCGCCGGCGGTCCGCATGGCGGCGAGCGCTGCGTATCGAGCACCCTCGCGAACGCTAGCGAATGTGATTCCATCGACCACGACGGGCCGATTACCGTACTTCGAGCGCTTCCTCGGCTTGGCCTGCTTCAGAAGGCGCTTGATCTCGTTGCCGAGTGCGACCGCTTCGCCGATCTCCGAAGCGGTCTTTGCCGAGGCCGCGACGCTGCGGGCGATCTCAGGAGAGAAAGGATCAAGATGCGCGTCGTCAAGCGCCGTCGGCTGCGGCGGATTGCCGGTTTTCTTGAAAATCGCCAGTTGAGCGGCAGTCATCCGAGGCCGATCGTCCTCGTGAACGTGCGCAGTGCCGACCTGTTTCGTTCCTTCCGGATAGCGGAGAGAGGTTGAGCGGCTAGTCATGCGGACCTCTTCGGCTGGAAAAATCGGCCTCGAGCGCCGCACCGGCCAGCGAGCACCGCGAAGAAATGCGGGTACTGGCGCTGGTTATATGCGAGCGCGTTTCGCGAGTAGCGGCGAGGCTTGCCATTCGTCGGATCGATCTCGCTGATCGTGGACGGGTGCTTGCACAGGTCCGACTCGCCAGACTGCTTAATCGGAAGTCCAGAATCAGACGGCAGATTGGCGCCGAAATACCGGCAGTCCTTGCAGAAATTCGAGCATCTGGTCATGCGCGCGCACCGCCGAGATTTGCGTCGAGGCGCAGCAGCGTCGACGCTTCGTCACCGCCAGCGTGGCCGACTGCCTTGGCGATCAGGACATGCAACGAGCGCAGCCCGTCTCCGCTGATCAATCCGCCCTCGCGCTGCAGGCGTGTGGCGGCAATGGCGCGACGCGTGCGCTCGACCTGCTCCGACCGAAGCGCCTCGCTCATTTCGAGTCGCGGCGCGTCATGCGGCGCGGACCACTGGCGCGGCGAGAGCGATTTGCAGATGTCGAGGAATTCGGGCAGCGTAGGCGGAAACGTTTTGTGCTTGTCCGCGCATTTACCGAGCGCCTTAAGCAGCAGCGCCGGTGTGAACTCGCGCAATCCCTGCTGCCAAACCGTGCGAGCCGCGGCCATTCCGACATCCTCGCCGTTCTCGCCGGTCTGTCCGATGCGGTAACGGTCGAGCACTGCGTTGCCGTACATGCCGTGCAGCAGCATGAAAAGCTTGCGGATCTGGGCTTCGTCAACAAAGTCACGCATTGATAACCTCGTGCACCATGGATTGCTGCGGGAAGATCGCGGCGGCAGCTGCGCTGCGGTCATTTCGGTCAGGGCGCTGCGCGGTTGACACGCGGGTTTGATCGGGCGCCATCCACTTCGCCTTGAAGCCAGCCCAGTTCGCTTTAACGGCGTACTCGACCGCTTGTGCCGGCGTCATGCCGCAAGCGATTGCCTGCTCCTTAACGTCGTCCCACGCGGTGGGCGTGAGCGGCAGCCGCTTGGCTTTGCGGAGTGCGAGCCAGTCACGGGCATGCTTGCCATCAACCCCTTGCGCAACAAGATCGCGTGCAGTGAGGGGCTTTCCGGAATCGACTCCTCCGGCAGATTGATCCGACGAAGAATCAGCACCGCGCTTGCGCGGCTGCGTCGTGTCTTTGTCTTTCTCTGCTTCTGTATCTGCTTCTGTATCTGCTTCTGTATCTGTATCTGTACGCGTGACATCGGCGTGACTATCACTGTGACAATCCGTGACGTCACGCGTGACATGTTCGTGACCTGATTCGGAATCGACCGAGTCCTTACCGGATTGCTTCTCGCGCTCGCGCTGACGGCGCTTGCGATCCGTGGCGGTCGAATCGCCGTCGCTCTTGAACTGGCGACCTTCCCAGCCAAACGGTTGAAGCGTTTCCCGATCGATCAAACCGACCTCGGCGAGACGGCGCACCACTTCGTCGAGCTCGTCTACCTGAAGGCCGAGCTTCACAGCGACTTTCCGCTTGAGCAGCGCGCCGCCATCGTCGATGATCCCCTTGCCCTTGCAGCAAAGGATTGCGAAGAAGTACCAGCGGTCACTGGGCGCGATCAGGCGAAGCTTCTCGTCGTCGACGGAGTCGGTGTACATGCGGAACCACGGCATTTTTGTCGAACTCACGGTCATGCTCCTGCGTCGAGGCCCAGAACCCATTCGAGTGCCTGGGCACGCATGCTGAGCGGCCCGGCGCGTTCGATCTCGGCTTTGATCTCTTTCCGGGTACGCATGCGAGGCTTGCCGGCGTCAATCACCGCGCGCTGCGCTCGGGCCTTGGCGTGGCCGGTCGTGTCGCCGCCGGCGGCGATCAATTCCTTAACCTTGGTGCGCTGCTCGGCCGGCGACAGCACGGCGAGCTGCTTGGCGTGCGTCACGTTGACCTTGCCCGATTCGACGGCACGCTGGACTTCGGCGCAGCATTCGAGCAGAGACATCGTCGAGCGGACTGTCGCAGCCTTGCAGCCGAACACGATGGCGATTTCACTCTCACCGCGACCGATCGCCATCAGGCGGCGCATCTTCTCGGCACGGCCGAGTGGGCTGTCAGCCTGGCGAACCTCGTTCTCGCTGACGATCACGTCGAGCGCGTCGCGGCGTTGCCCCTTGTGCACGACGGCCGGAACCTGAATCGGCGCGACACCGCGGGACGCGCGCCATTCGTTCGCAAGCCGAGCAGCCTTCACGCGTTGACGGCCGACAACGACTTCGACCGCGCCCGTTTCGGTGTTTTTCTGGATCAGGACAGGTTCGAGCACACCCTGATAGTCGATGTTGCGCGCGAGATCCTCGTCGACGGGCAGATGCACTCTCTCGTCGTAGAGCGGTGACGTTTCATCGGTCACCAGCGTCAAGGCGGCCGGGTCGAAGAAAAGAAGATTCGTCTTGCCGGCGGCGCCGTAAGCGTCGATGGAATTTTTAGCCATTGTTCGGGAGGGCAAGCAGTTGTTGTGACGAACTCGTCGCGGGGCACTCGCGCTTTCCGACGACGACAAGGCGCTTTGCGTCGAGCAGCTCGCGAACGCGGCCGCACACGCTGGAAAGCTTCATGTTGGTGATTGCGGCGATGTCTTCGCGCGTCAGGTTGCGAGCGCCGACGTGGAACGCGTCGAGCACCATGCGCTGACGAACCGTCAGTTCCTTGGCGTCAATCGCATGGAATGCATCGCTTTGCGTGTCGGCAACGCGGCGGGCCGCGGCCGGGCTATCGATTTCCGTCTGCATAGAGGATCTCCGGACGTCAGGCGTGTTCGCGCGCGAGCAGCGCGGCGTAACGGCGCTTACTCATCTGGCAAAGCGTGGGCGTCGAGCGCTCATGGCACATATCGGTCGTCAACGCGATGCCGCGATCGAGCGCGTCGCTGACGAAGCGCTGATTCAGGTGAACGGACAGACACAGGCGCTTTGCACGCTCCCGTTCCTTTGCGCCGATGTGCGGCATGTACTTGCTGTGGCCGAATTTGACGGGCGGTGCAATCGTCGACGGCAAGCCGATGCGCGCGAGGCCGCGGCCAAGCGAAGACGACAACGACCGAACTCGATTCGAGAGTTTCAACATGTGATCTCCACGGGTATGCGCGATCAACATCGCGTTTAGTTGTGCGAAGCGGTATATAAGGCGCCTGGACCGCCAAGCGGCTTATATATCAATTCATTCCCGTCAGATCGGCCGGCTTTCGCACGGCTTGCTGCACTGCTTTAACTGGTCTCCTCGCGTCCCTTTCTGGCCCGCGACTCGAATGCGATCACCATCGGGTGAAAAACGCCGTAAGCGCCCTTCAGAACGTGGTAAGTCAGCAGTTCAGGCATTGATACGCCCGCTCTTGCTGCTCGCACCGCGAGATCAGCCGCCTCCGGTCCCGGAAGCTGTATTTCAACGCTGGTATTGCATTGCGTCATGCGGCAATCCGCGTCCCGACATGGGCCGCGTTGGCACTGCGGTCGATCAGGTTCGCGGGCAAATTGCCAACTGTCCCGAACAACGTGAGATCCGCAATGCGCGATAAAGCCGCTGAATCACTTTCAATGCCATGCAACAGCTTGAATGCCTGCATTCCCTCGTATGTACGGTCCGAGAGACGCGTCTTCACTTCGTTGCGATACTCGGTACGACGAGACATGATTTCCTCCTTTCACGGTTGGACTTCGGTTGAATCGACACTTCACGAAACGCGCTTACCCATGCACCGGCCGAGCGCGGCGAGCAGCTGCGACAACATCGAGCGATGTCCGATCTTGATTACCGCGGCTGTAGGGGGCGACTTGATCTGTTCAGTGATCGGCACCACAAACGGCGCCCAATCGGAACCGTGGTCGACAAGCACGCCAGGCGACAATCTCGTCATCTCACTTACTCCTTTCGGACGAGGTCAGAAAAATGCAAAAGAGCTTATTTGTCATACAGACACGAATTGCGGCGTCGCCGAACAACCCGGATCCGGCGGCGCGTATGACCGACGGAGGCTCAGCGCACGGTTTGGTGTTTTCCACCACGGCGCGCGAGGCGACGGTGGAATTCATTCGACATCTCCGGACAAATGGATGGAGCACCGAGAGGTTGGTGCTTTGCCAGCAGACTCATCCCGAGCGGGCGATAGGACATCCTCCTCTCGAGCGGCTTCTAGCCGAAGCGATGCAGCATGGCGTAGCCTCAGAAGTCGTCGGTGCTGCTTTTCGGGAAGATCCCGGCCAAGCAATGTAGCGAGCGCCATCGAAGAAAACGCTTCGGCTTGCGCGCTGCTCGAGCAAATGCCAATAAGAGCCATTTCAAACGCCCTCCTGCGATCCGGCCGCGCGCAGCTTGCGACCTTTGTTCGAACCGCCGACGGGCGGCTGCACATCGTCGGTCGCGCGCAGCCGGTTTTCCTCGAGCAAATCGGAAAGGAACAGCTCCGGGTGCTGGAGCTTCACGTCGGCAGGGATGCCGCGCTTTTTCCAGTTCTGGACACGCTGAACGCCCCCCTTGGCCTTGTCGTATCCGAGGGCCTCTGCAACCTTCGACGGGCCGCCGAGTCGGTCGATGAGGGCGCTGTCAGAGTCAATGTCAGAAGAGTGTTTGCTCATAGTGCCTAAATTAAACACCATGTTTAAACGAAAAGCAAACACTACGTGTAACAACATTTTGTTTACTTGTGCAAACATCCCGCGCATGAATGCTCGACACCGAGAAGTCCATCCCACCGCCGCCCGGCTATTGGAAGCTGCGGAAATCCTCAAAGGTGCAAAAGGCCCGTCGGCAGTCGCTCGTCTGCTCGGCGTGTCTGCGCAGAAGGTGACGAACTGGATGAGCAGGGGTGTTTCCGATGCAGGGATGCTTGACGCTGAACGGTTGATCGGATGTCGCGCCATTTGGCTGCAGGACGGCAAGGGCGAAATGGTGGATGCCGGCGCAATGCACAGTTCGGCCGACGATGATTCAGCAATCACTGCATTAAACACGGCGGTTATTGCGGAATCGGAAAAAGCGGCGGGTACTACGCTTGATGCTGCAAAACTGACTTCCCCGCAACGTCTAAGAGCGGCGCTGGCGACGCAGAACGTCACGGCGCAGACCCTCGCCAGCGTGGCAGCTGTCGGCCTTGAAGTGGCCTCTCAATGGCTCGCCGACACTGGCCCTGACCTGACGCTCGAGCAAGCTGTCGCCATTCAGAAAACGTTCGGCGTGAATTCGGTTTGGCTTCTAAAAGGCAAAGGAGACGCCGGCGTAGCGATTCGCTATGTCGATGAATACCGGCCTATCCCGATCACAAATTGGAAACCGATTCCGGTACTAGGAATGGCTCAGCTAGGGGACAACGGGCACTGGTCGGACCTCGAGTATCCGGTCGGCCACGGGGACGGCTATGTGGACTTCCCGTCACGAGATCCGGGCGCTTATGCGCTGCGCTGCGTTGGTGACTCGATGCGGCCGCGGATACGCGACGGTGAGTTCGTTATCATTGAGCCGAATCATGATTCGGAGCCTGGCGACGACGTGCTGGTGAAGTCGCTCGACGGTCGTGTCATGGTCAAGACGTTCCTCTACAAGCGAGCTGGCCGCGTGCACCTAGTTTCGATCAACGAGGCGCATCCATCCGTCGCGATCCCTCAGGAAGAAATCGAAAAGATGCATTACGTCGTCGCGTACACGCGCGCATCGATGTGGCGCCCAATTTGACGTAGCCGCTTCGCCCTCTTGCCTATAGCCCGCTTCGTGCGGGCTTTTTTGTGGCTTTTCCGATACGCGAATGCTCATCGCATATCGTCTGTTACAAATTTCCACGTGAAAATTAAACACCACGTTTGACTTGTGTATAAACATGGTGTTTAATGCATCTCAAGCGCTGATCCACAGCGCCGGCGTGCGGAGCGGGCTAAGCTCTGCGGATTCCAGCGAGTCCACAGTACTTAGCCCGCATCTCACATGACTTTTACGGGTCTCTTCCCGTGGGAGATTTGAGATGAGCGTGCTGGCTACGAAACTCCTCGAGCTCATGCGACTAGCCGATGGCGGCATGGGCGCGCTTACAGAGCATCTCCTCCGCGAAGTATCCCGACACCTCGTCAATGCTGAGACTGCTGCGCCGTGCGCGAGCGGCGTAAATCAGTAGTGCGAATTGGAGAGATGAAGTGAAGAAAATTGCCTTGATCATTACTAGTTTGTGCGCCCTTTCGGTGCTCGCTGGTTGCAACGATGCTGACGTGGCATCGCGAAATCTTTCGACGGCTGCCGACAACTTCCAGATCAATCGTCGCATCGTTTTCTACAACGGCATCACCGGCGAATACATGCTCACGATCGAGGGGCTCTGCTCGAAAGACAACGACAGCACCGATCGCAAGCTGGCCGTTACGTGCAAGGTCGGGCCCGATCAGTACAAAAAGCATTTCCTCGGCCTGTCGGACAACGTGACGTACTTCATCGAGCAGATCGATGCATCGAACGTCAGCCCGTATCACTACAAGGTCATCTTCAAGCCTTCGGTGATCGTCCCTGACATCTCGATCAAGTAACGGCCTGCCGGCCAATCGGATAGGAGGTCAACGTGCATACCTTTACCGTAGTCCGCAGCTTGCCGCGCCCGAATCATACGCTCGAAACGCGCAATCGTGACGAGGCCGAGTATTTCTTCGAGCCGCTGACCGATGCGGAGCTCGCTCAGATCGCGCGCCGCACGTCGAAGCGTCCCGGCTTGTGCCTCGTGCTCGTGATCGCTGCGGCGATCTTCGCTGACCCGATTGTCGACGGTGCGATGTCGGCGATTCGCTGGCTTGCGAAGGTGCTGTGATGAAGAAAGACGACATCAAGTTTGCGCTGCGTCTCGCCTTCGCCGTGGTCGTTGTGCTGGTGATCATGAACGTCGCGCACCAGTGGGATCAGGAAGACACGCAGCAGCTTCGCATGTCGATGATGTCGGCGCGCACCTGATCCTGTAAAGGCTCACCCATGGACATCATCCCTGTCACCGATGCGGCACAGCCCGCAAAGCCGGCAGCTGATCCGGTGAAGCGTGTTCATGAACTGTGGGCAAAGGTTCGAAACGCGAAGCTTGCCGCGCGGCCGATGACCCCTGTTGACGGTGCAAAGATGCGCGCCGCAAACGACTTTAACTGAGGCGCGTATGCGGGAATCGGACATCAGGCATGAAGTCGGTCGATTCTGGGTCGGCGATACCCGGGACAGCTACACGGTGTACGTCGCCGGCATCACACACTCAACACCGGACAGCAGTTACGAGCACAACGATGACGGGCTGTCGATCGCCATCGCGCGTTGCGACTATCTCGCCCGTCGATCCAACGACGATGCGAATTTGAAAACGAAGGGAAGTGTTCGAATGATAAACATTCCATCCGACACGCTGAAAGAAGCGTTCAAGCGCGTAAGCCCGGCAGTCGATCGAAAGTCGATCATCAAGGCGTTTCATTCGGTTCGCCTGGTCATCGCGGGCGACAAGTTCGAGATGACGGCCGGTGGCCCGGAAGGTCAGGCCTCGTTCCGTGCGGCACTCGACGAACAGTTCGATAAGGGCGTCGACGTATGTGTCGAAGCCGATCGGATCGCGCCCGTTCTCGGTGTGTCTGACGATGAGGTCGTGCTGTCGCTGCAGAAAAACGGCCGGCTCAAGATCGTCTCGGGTACATACAGCGTCGCGGTGCCCACCCTTCCGGCTTCCGCTTTCCCAGTGATGAAGGTCGAAGGCGACGTGATCGCCGATACGACCGTCGAAGGCCTCGCAGACATCGTCGGGCGCGTCGTGTTTGCCGCCAACCCGAAGCACACCAGCGAAGCATGCCGTGGCGTCTGGATCGAATCGGACGGCAATCAGCTTGCCGCGATGGCGACGAACGTCAATGTCCTCGCGACGGCGCAGGTACAGCTTGCGTGCGCGCCGTTCTCCATGCTGCTCTCGATGACGGCCGCAGAGCTTCTGGTGAGTCTGGATCCGAAGCACATCGCCCTCACGAAGTCGCATTTCTCGGCGACTGCGGGCGGCACGGAACTGATCCTCAAGCCGATGTCGTACAAGCCGATCAATTGGCGCAAGGCGCTGCCTGACCTTAAGAACTCGGTCACGTTCGACAGCAAGTCATTGCGCGCGGCCGTGTCCATGCATCGACACTACGGGGACAAGATCGGCGCCGTCCGGTTCAAGAGCGAAGGCACGGAATGCTCGCTCGAGATCGTCAATCCGGACAACGATGCGCTGATCGAGCTGGACGCTGTCCATAGCGATGATCTGACCGAGTTCAACTACGTATTTAGCGGTCACCAGCTCTCGCAGATCCTCGCCGGCGCGCCGGATAACAACGTCACCTTTTTCTGGAACGCCGAGAACCCGCGCGCGTTCCTCGTCCAAAACGGCAATTGGCGTGGCGTCATCTCGCCGCTCATCGTGTAACGGAGACACACCATGAATCTGATTCTTCAGGCCTACCAGAAGCGTGCTGGTCGCGCTGCGCGACGTGGCGATGTCCGCGCAGCCGACGCGATCGAACTCGAATACATCAAGTCGTGCGTGAAGCTGTACTCGCCGCGCGCTGATGACAACGTGCCGGCGGCATGCACGCGCATGTGCCGCGGCGCCGGTGAGAACGGCGAGACGCTTCTCGAATGGCAGCTGCCGAACGGAGATCTCATCTATTCAGACATGGACGCGAGCGTTCTGCCCGAATACGAGGACGACGCCTGCCGGATGCTCGTCAACTTCAATCCCGGCCGCGTTCTCGAACTCCTTCCCGCTTAACCCCCTTGAGCGGCCGGCCTGCACGGCGGCCGACTTTTTACCCATGAATTCAATAGATCCCGTCCTGCTGATGATTTTGATCGCCGCAGCAATGCTTTTGCTGACCGTCGGCGTGGCGTTCGCTTACCAGCATTACGAAGCAAAGCGCGATCGGATCAAAGATGCGCAGCGTAAGCGGGATCTGTTTCAGCGCTTCCCTGACAGGCAATGACCATGAGCTACGTGACGATGGACCACGCGAAGTGGGTCGAAGACAGCATCAAATTCAGCAAGCGTAATCCGCCTAAGTCCCATCCGTTGAAGCGGCCGCGCGATCAAACCAAGGGATTTGCCGCGGCGCCTGACGTTCTTTCGCCGTTTCACCGAGCCGTATTCAACATCCTCGGCATAGTCGGTGGCGGCATCTATAACGCCCCGATCGCGTGGGACGCCGTTCGCTGGATCGGCTGGGCACATGGCATAGCCATCCCGTGGAAAAGCGACCTCGCCACGTTCGACTTCAACGGCCTCACAAATCTTGTCTTTCTGTGTCACGAGGCGCGCATCCGCTGCGAAATCCGCCCGAATGGCTTTCACGGGCTGCTGCTCTGCTTCTGGCCGCGCCAGGCAAAAGGCTGCTTAGCGACGCGTCACCCGAATCTCGACGAGGCGGTCAAGTCGTTTCGCGGATACCTAGGCGAGGACCATTCGATCGTCTATCGCGAAGAAGCGCCAGCCACCGTTTAACCACCCTACGGCCATTGGCCGGTACAGGAATAGAGATCATGAGCAAATGGTTTGAGGTGAGCGTTCAAGTCTGGAAACGCGTGCTCGTCGAGGTCGAGGACAGTGAGTCAGCCGAAGACGCGTTGGATGTCGCGTCTCAGGAATTTCTGTGCGGTCACGACGGCGAAGCTTCGACAGTCAGCGACGAGCCGCTCACTGAGCTCAAGCTGGAAACCGCGCGCCGTCATGCCGACGAAGTGTTGTCGCTTTCCTAACCCTCGCCTATTCGGCCAATTGTGATCTTGAGGATATGAATGAGCTGGCTCTTTTCGCGGGCGCTGGTGGCGGAATTCTCGGAGGCCACCTGCTCGGATGGCGAACCGTATGCGCAGTTGAACGTGATGCCCACGCCGCATCCGTTCTGGCACAGAGACAAAACGATGGAGCCATCCGACCTTTCCCAATTTGGTCTGACGTCACGTCTTTTGACGGAAGGCCATGGCGCGGCCTTGTTGACGTCATTTCGGGCGGCTTTCCGTGCCAGGACATTAGTGTTGCGGGCACCAAGTTGGGCCTTGAGGGCGAGCGCAGCGGCCTCTGGTCGGAATTCTTCCGCATTGTGGGCGATGTTCGACCGGGATTCGTGTTCATTGAGAACAGCCCAGCACTCGTTACTCGAGGACTTGAGCGCGTGCTCGCCGATCTTGCCTCCATCGGGTTTGATGGTCGCTGGTCGCATTTATCAGCAGCCCAGCTTGGCGCCTGTCACGAACGTAACCGCACCTGGATCGTTGCCTACTCCGCTGAAATCGTGGGGTCGGCGCGGACCGGGATTATCGAACAACCTCGACAACTTGCGGGCGTCCCTTGGAGTTACGCAGGAATCGCTCGCGATCGTCGAGGCCGTTGGGTGGAGATGGCCCGCGAGTTTCGTCGAATGGATGATGGGATGGCCTTTGCAGTGGAGCGCACTGAAGCCATTGGAAATGGACAGGTTCCAATCGTGGCAGCAACAGCATTCGATCTGCTCTCGCGCTGAAGCAGAGGACAACGTGAATAACTGGAAAGCGAAGTTGCCGGCTGAAAAGCCGGATGACGGAAAGCGGCATGTCGTATTTGCCTGCGGCCGTTCGCGCGGGTCGCGGCTGGAATGGGCTGGTCAGCTGACCGACGATCAGGTCAAGCGGATCTGGGAAATCGTGCTGCCGCCGAAAGCGCCTGCCGCCTAACCCCAGAGGACACCATGACAACCTATACAGACCGCTTCCGCTGCTTTCGTCGCTTGGGCGGCTGCCGAGGTTCTGAAGGTCGGCGTGGCGATTTAAGTCTCATTTTCTATAAGCAACTTGGTAGCCAGGTCGCGGGCTGCTTCTCGCGCCTCGTCCTCGTGCGCGAAGTCCTTATCGGTTTCGTGCGGGTCATCCGTTTCGGGCTCGGCTCCTACTTTTCGCAGATGGACGATTCCGCGGTAGGAGCCTGCAACAGTCTTCATCACACGAACGCGTGCGATATGCGTGTCAGTTGCGTAGATTTCATCTTCCACGACGATCCCCGCTCATTTCAACGGAAGCCAAGTTCCGTCCGCGGAGACGGGAGACGACGCGCGTCAGACGTGTGGGGAATTATCTGCTTGCTCAAAACCGTCTCCGCCCAGACGTGTTTGCGACGGAGTGCGCAGCATGGAATCAATGAACGTGTGCGCAAGGTTCACCGCATACCTGACCGCCTCTTGCTGATTAATGAATTCAAACTGCTCTGGAAAACTTGCTATTTCCTGAGCTGGATCGCCGACCGCAGAGACCGTCCAGGCAACACGATAGCGCCGATAAACGCCGCCCAGCGAATACGACCGGACCGGAGACACATGCACTCTGATCTGGCATCCGCGATATGACAGATATGACGGGCTGAACATGGCTTCCTCCACCTAGGACGGTTCTCGTGGTGATCAGTGGTGAGCATTAGCTGTGCCTTGCCGGGCAATCACTTTATCGTAAGAGGGTTCGAATGAGCGAAAACAACGTGACAACCTATACCGACCGCCAGAAGGCATGCAGTGACGTTCCAGTCGAACTTCAAGGCGTCAGCGAAGCGCTCAACGGCGGCGCTGGATTTTGGCGCACCTGTACTGGCTGCTACGAGTCCGAAGACGGCCATCCTGTCGGTGACTACCCGTACAGCGAAAATCTCGGATGCGATCTTGGCGCGGGCTGTTCCGAGTGCGGTGGCATCGGCGCTGTTTGGGACGATGCCGATTACGACGCGATGGCGGCTGCTGAAAAGATGCGTGAGCGCGTCCTGACCTTGCCGCTGAAAGGCATCTACTTCGACCAGATCAAGTCTGGCGAGAAGCGCCTGGAGTATCGCGTCTTCAACGATTATTGGTGCCGTCGCCTCATTGGCCGTACCTACGATCGGATCGTGCTGACCAAGGGCTATCCGCGCGCCGACGATACCGAACGCCGCCTGACGCTGCCGTGGCATGGCTTCACGACGGTCACGATCACGCATTCGCACTTCGGACCCGACGCGGTGAAAGTGTTCGCGATCTTCGTCTATGGCGATGAGGCGGTCGCCACCAATCAGCGCGAGGGAGAAGGAAATGTCGAGTAAACCGCAGCGGGAAAGGTTTGAGGCATTGTTTCTTCCAATAGCTAAAGGTCAGGCAACGACGGCCACCGTCGATCTTATCGAGTCCACGGTATTCCGGACCGACTTCACCGGAAAGTACAAGGACTCTCGCACGCTGTACGCATGGTTGACCTTTCAAGCCGCTGAAGCCGCGGCGCTGGAACGGGCGGCACAGATTTGTGACGAGCAAGCGGATTTCAATGAGCGCCTCAACCCGAAGAACGGACGCGGCAGCTACATGGGAAAACTGGCGGTCAGCAGACAACGCGACTGCGCCAAATTGATCCGCAAATCGGCCGCTCCAGTTGAGCGCGAGGGAGAGTAGCTATGAACTTATTAGTCGAAATCGCCGCTCGTCAGAAAGAGAATCCCGTGCTTCTCCTGCGCAGTTGTAGATCTAAATTTTCTCGCGGCGACGGCAATAATGTCGCCTTTTCCGTTTTCGAACGCGGCAATAGGGTCGGCACGAGCGTCGCTATCGAAATGATCGGCCAGCGCCTCGTGCGAGATCACGAAGCGCTGCATCACGCCGTCAATCGTGAGGGAGAAGCGAACATTGCCGTCTACAGCACTCGGGTCATCGCCAGCGCAGATTTCGTAGCCCATTTCCATCTCCCTGTTGATGCATGGAGCATCGTAGCATGAGCGCAAATAGCAAGATCAACCACAGCAACGCCCCAGCATCGAAGGAGGACGCTTAATGGGTTGGTCAATCAGATCAAGTAGAAAGTCTAGTGCGTTTATCGCGCATACGATCCACAAGGAATTCCGCCGCTCGCCTTGCCTCAACCAACGCGTTACTTCGCAACGTCGGAGGTTGATCGCTCGAGCCCATCGACCTGTGGCTATCTATCGTATACGCCCAAGTCCAGCGCGAGGGTTTGACTTCGAAAACGTGAACAGTTATGCGTTCGCCCCTGTATTCATAGCTTTCGCTACCCATGGTCTTCTCCTTATTTTGGGGCAATCCTAGCATGACCGAAGCTGCAAAACGAGTAACTGAGACAACGAAAAAAGCAGAGGTATCGAATGAAGATCCGACTCGATGAATGGCTGAAGCGCGAGTTCGATCCGCCGCCAGCAATCCGCACCGCTCGCCTGTGGATCAACGCGGGCAAGATCTATCCGCCGCCGGTCAAGGTCGGCCGCTCGTATTATGTTGAGCAGAACGCGACGTTTCAGGACGCGTTCCACCGCCAGACGCTGGCAGATCGCATCCCACAATAAAACACATCATGGCCGCACGACCACGCATCCGGAGACGGGCAAACTGGCCCGATCACCTTCATGAGCCTCGCCCTGGGTATTTCACCTGGCGCGATCCGCGCGACGGGAAGACGCACATCCTCGGGCGTATCCCGCTCGCGCAGGCGATTCATGAGGCGCTTGGGGCAAACCTTAAGGTTGCGAACTCCGTAGCGATCACGCCCCTATCGGAGCGCATCAGCACGCCGCGCGAGACGATAGCCGATCTGCTGAAGAAGATGCCGGCGAAAGGTGTCAAGGAATCCACAGTCAAGCACTGGAAGTACCGGGATGCCTTCATTGAGGAAAAGATCGGCACGAAGCCATGTGCCGAGCTGACCACGAAGGACGTTGCCGATATGCTTGAGGGGATCGAGGCCGAAGGCAAGATGCAATGGGCCGTCCAGATTCGCAGCCGCATGAAGGCGCTGTGCCGCCGCGGCATGGCCCTTGGATTGATGACGGCGAACGTGGCTGATCAGACTGACCGCGCAAAGGTCGTCGTGAAGCGCAAGCGCATGTCGCTTGACGTGTTCAACAAAACGCTCGAGAAGGCGCCAGAAGTCGCGCCGTGGCTCCAGAATGCCATGCTGCTTGCGCTCGTGTCCGGACAGGATCTATCGACGGTCGGCACGTGGCAGCGCAGCGCGCAGCAGGACGGTCACGCAGTGCTCACGCGCGGTAAGACCGGCATTACGATCGCGATACCGCTCAACCTGCGCATGGATGCGATCGGTCTTTCGCTGGAGGATGTGATCGCGCGCTGCCGCGCAACCGGTGTCGTCAGCAAGTACCTGATCCACCACATCAAGCCCAACGTGAAAGCGCCGCGTGGCTCGAAGATCAAACCCAAAACTATCTCAGAGAAGTTCCTCGCAGCGCGTCGACTCGCCGGATTCAAAGGCGAAGACGACCCGACATACCACGAGATCCGCAGCCTGTGCAAGCGGCTGTACATGCAACAGGGCGGCGTCGACACAAAGGCTTTGCTAGGCCACATGAGCGATGGAACGGCCGCGATCTACGCAAATTCTCGCGGCCTTGAGCCACTGAAAGTGAAGATTTCTGCGGCGTGA